TCTTCTGCCTTTGGAGTTTCTTCTGGAGTATTTGGTGTGTTCTCAGAAGCTCCAGACTCGCCTGTAGGAGCATTTGGAGTTGAACCCTCATTATTACCCTCTACTGGTTGTTCAGAAGAGACTGGGGCGTTCTGAGAAGGCTCAGAATTATTTGGTGCAGAAGTCTCACTATTAGACTCAGAATTTTTTGGAGACTCATCTTTAGACTCTGTAGTAGTGTCCTTGGGTGTGTCTGCTTTCGGTGTCTCCTCCGCCTTTGAGGTTTCCGAAGGAGTCGGAGTTGAGTCCGAGTTCGGAGTGGATACAAGTTGAGTAGTTTCCCTATTGTTATTTGTCGATGTGTTACTTGTTGGAGCAGTAGGTTCAACTGTAACCGTAGGCGAAACTCGGTCAAAACCACCTTGTTCCTCTGCACCTACAGAACCAACTGTAGCTACAGTAGCTACTGTAGCAGCAACTACAACCCCTCTTCTCATACTCAAACGTAAAGCTTTCTTACGTTTCATTTCTTTTGACATTCGTTATCCTCAGTCTTTCTGCTAGTTTTAAACGAAAAAGGGAGGCAAACTCCCTTTACCTAAACTTTATTATAGCACAATTTACTCGTTATGCAAGTCTTTTATGCCGTGAACTACCCCTACCTACGCTAATGCTTAGAAGTAGGAGCTTCTTGGGTAATATGCTGACTTATTAATTAGCTGACCAACCAACAGAGGTTACATAAGTTTACCAAGCTATCCCCGTAGTTCCTACGGTTATATTGTTTTTACGCTAAACGCAAACCTTCATTAAGAATATTAATACTTGCGTTAATATCTCTATCATGATGATTACTACAATTTTCACAAGTCCAATCTCTAACAGAAAGAGGTTTCTTTCCTGAGTTAAAACCACAGTCTGAACATAGTTGAGAAGAAGGATACCAACGGCTAATTTTAGACACTTGTTTTTCATACCAATCAGCTTTATATTCCAACATTCTTACAAATTCAGACCAAGAAACATCACCAATCGCTTTTGCTAATTTATGGTTTTTCATGAGATTTTTACATGATAAGTCTTCAATACATAAAATATCGTGGTTCTTGATAAGATATATACTGAGCTTATGAAGAAAATCTCTACGCATATTAGCAATCTTTTCATAGATTCTAGCTACTTTTACTCGTTGTTTCTGATAGTTCTTACTCTCAGAAAGCTTACGTCCTGCTTTCTTAGCTGCTAAAGCTCTACGAGATAAAATCTTTTGTTCTTTAGCTAGTTTCTCTGACAACTTCTTTAGAAAGCGTTCATTACCGATTTTCTCCCCTGTTGAAAGAATAGCAAAGTCAGAAATCCCAAAGTCGATACCGACATTGGAGTTTGTTTTAGGTAGTGGAGAAATCTCAGTTTCACACAAAATAGAAACATAATATTTCCCAGTTGGCGTCATTGAAATTGTGGCACTCTTAATAACACCTTCAATTTGACGATGTGCTTTGACTCGTACCCAACCAAGTTTAGGTAACTTTATAAACTCACCGTCTAAAGCAATACTACCTCTCTGATTATTAGTTTGGTAGGACTGACTATGCTTCTTTTTCTTGAATTTAGGAAAACCAAAACCAGACTTGAAGAAATTTTTGTAAGCCTTCTGAAGATTAAGTTGTACATTAGCTAAAGCTAAACTATCTACTTCTTTTAACCAAGGGAAGTTTTTCTTGTATTGAGCAGGTGTATTATGTAAGGTTTCGCCCGTTTCTTCATAGTGCTTTATTTTATCCGCTAACATCATATTCCAAATAGCTCTGGAACAACCAAAGGTTTTAGCGAAAAACTGCTTTTGTTCTTCATTAGGATACAGCCTAAATTTATAAGCTTTTTGTTTAATAGTCATTTTTCTTTCCCTTGATTTTCGATATATTGACGAATAACTTCAATAGGTGCGCCACCGCTTGATAATAAACAAAAGGAACGAGACCAAAACATCTCTTTCCATAGTTTTTGACGAATAGTAGGAAATTCTTTCTTCAATAACCTACTCGATGCAGATTTATAAGCGTTAATGAACTTACTTAGTTCTGTCTTAGGTTGACCTTTAAATAGAACGTGAACATGATCTTTATCATGGTTCCACTCAACCAATTCTATCTTATAAGTAGGTGCAATATACTCAAATATCTCTTTGGCTCTATTGGAAATTGCATCAGTAAACACTTGTCTTCTATATTTCACTACCAAAATCAAATGATAATGTAACGAGAAGACTGAATGTGCATTTGTATCTAGTTCCATTGATTTTACTAACTTTCTAATAGTTTAACTGATTATAGTTTACCACAGTAACTAGAAACTGTCAAGACTTTATTTAGTTTTATGTCAATAAAATCAAAAACTTATTGGAGCAACCCCTTTATATCCCACCGCCTAAGAGGTGGAGGACTTACAGGTGAGAGATTAAAGTTCGATATTGTCATAAATTGTCACCACTTGGAAGACACCCTTGGCAGAAGTTGGAAGAGATAAAGACTTCTTAATCTCTGCATTTACTCGTCTTTGCTCTCTTTTCTCAGCTAATGTCTCTTTTTCATCAGAATCGAGTACACCAGTTTGCTCTTCTTCGTATTCTTCCTCACGGTAATTCAAGGAAATAGACTCATCTACTTCCAAATTTGAAGTAGTTGCTGAGTTGTTCTCCATGAGAACCCCCAACAATTCATCTACTTTCTCTGGGTTTTTAAATAAGTCCGAAGTTAAAGAGCCTGTAGTGTGAGCCGAACCGAAAGAGCGACCACTTGTGGATACCCCTTCCATAGCGGAGTATTTCTCAACTAACTCAGCAGTCTGCTCTGCACCAATTAAACCTCTACGAGCTTCAATACGAGATAAAACCTTTTTCTTTTCTCTACCCGTGTAAATATCAAGAGTTGGTTTAATTCCATATTTAGCTGAAATAATGAGTAAACCTACCAAGGAAACCGCAATGAGTAAGATTCCTAAAATTGTAAAAATGTTCATCTATCCTACCCTCCAATTAGCGTTTTCCATAAGTTGTATTCAACTTATTACGAACCGTTTCAACTCGATTTTGTAACTCAGCTTTTGCTTTGTTCTGTGCATCGGTTTTACCTGTGTATGTGGATACCGAAGCAACTGCTTTATCAAATACCGAAGTCAAGTCGTCTAGAGTCAACCCATCCGACTTCAAACCACCTGAATAAGAGTCAATTACATCAAAGACACTTTGTAAGTATGTCAACTGTAGTTGAGGGTCAGAACCCATCTCAGACTCTAATTCACTTAAGGCAGACCAATATTTCTTGTACATACCGCTATCCGAATTATCCGTAATAGAACTTAAAATACCCTTCTTGAATGTACCTAATTCTAAGTAAATCGAAAGCAAATGTTGGTTCTTATCAGATACTCCAAACTCTTTTGCTTGTTCAAACCAAGGAACTGACTTAGTTTGTCCATTTTGAGGGTAATAGAACCAATACAACTGACCTACCTGATAAAGCAAGTCTCCTGCTCCTTCTTTCCCTTTCAGACTTGGAATATTCGACTGCAAAGCACCTAACAACTGAAACTCATCTTCACTTGTGAAGTGTCCGCTAGAACGGTAAATCTTCACTAATTCACTGTAAGGTTCAACCTCATTAGGTAAAATCTTACTTGCTTTCAACAAAGAATCAATATCTTGCGAAGTCTTACCTGTCGCTAAAGCTTGGTTGTAAGAATCTGTTGTTGACATTTGCGAGTACAAGACACCCGTTCCTAATAAGGCTAACCCCAATACTAAAGTTCCAAACAAGGTGTAAATGGTTGTGGCTCTCTTCTTAATTTTCTTAATATAACCTTCAGACATCTTATTAATGTTTTTCAAGTCGTAAATCATTTCCTCAACGGACTGATACCGATCTTGAGGTTTAAAGGTGGTCGCCTTTTCAATAATTTTCTCTAAACCGACCGAACGTGAAGCGTCATATTGTCGAATTGGTAAAATCGGCAACTTGCGACCATCTTGTAAGACTTCCACAGAAGGACTATTTCGAGTTGCTAAGAAATACAAAGTACGACCTAAAGCGTAAATATCAGAGCGTTCATCAAACCAAGCGTCTTTTGTGCGCATCTCTGGTGCTGCATAACCTTTTGTACCTAATTTTGGTTCTTTACTATAATCAAAATCAGGACCTATCTCACGTGAGATACCGAAGTCCATAAGGAACAAATGATTTTCATTCGACAACATGACATTATGAGGTTTCAAGTCTCGGTAAATCACTTTAGGACTGCGATTATGTAAATATTTTAAAGTATCACATAGAGCTAAACCCCAACGTACAATAGATTTTTCATCTATGTAAGAGGTTTTAGCAATCAAGTCTCTTAATGAATACCCTTCAATGTAGTCCATTACAATCAATAAAGAATGGTCATCTTTTGTCATTTTAATAATACGAGGGATAGACGGATGAGACAAAGATTTCAACAAATTGACCTCTGCAATTACCGCTCTAGCTTGTCTCTCACCCTCTTTTGTACCTCTAACTGGAACTTCTTTTAAAGCCAAAAGACGATTTAACTCAATGTCTCGAACTAAATATACAGTCGCAGAACCACCTTGTCCAATCTGCTTTATGACTTCCCAAGAACCTTCAACTATATCTCCTACTTTTAAGTATGTTCTAATAGCCAAATAAACTACCTACTTTCTTCTAACCGTGTATAACGTAACCAATGGAATCCGAAATAAACTGCCAAATGCTACCTGCGGTCTCGTACATGATACCGGAAACACCTAATACTCCAACTAAACTAAATACTGCAGCCCAAATTAAGGTATCTCCTAACCCCAAACGCTTCGTCTTCAACTTCGCATTTTCTTTCTTATCTGCGAACCACAAACCACCTGAACCATTACGATTTTGTTCAATCGCTCTAAAGTTAAAGGTCACAACCCTCATCGCTGGGCTATCAATATAAACAAACCAAGAGTCTACCACATAAGCCAACAAAAGAATGGAAGGATATACAAGAGCTAACATGGACAAGACCATAACTACTAAACGTGCGCCTTTAATTGTTCTCTTTTGTAGAGAAATTTCACGCTCTTCTTTCCATTTAGCAATACTTGTAGCTTCATCACCTTTTAGTTTTTCAATCTTATCTAAACGCTCTTTAAATCCACGCTCTTCTTTACCATAATCGCGATCTTTTGGCATATTTGGAATATCATCTTCAGACCATTGCTTTAAAGTGTTGGATACTGTAGTGGCTTTGGTTTTAGAGTCTGAATCTACAACCCCATAATCATCTTTTATTTTGTTGTAAATACCTTCTGCCATTTTTGCACGTTTGTCTAAAGTATCAGCAGCCGGTCTCTCAAATGCAGCAACAAAATCATGTGTAGCACCTTTAACATTGGTAGTCTTCTTGAACTCCTCATAACTCTTAGAAGTTTGGTTTAATTCTGTACGACCCCAAACTCCATGAATATAACTAGACCAAAAGGCAGAACCAAAGTCTGAATTTCCTTGCATCTCCTTATCCATATACTCAATAGAAGCTGCACCTGCCGTAGCTGGATCCTTTATATCATACCCCTTTTCTTTCACCCAATTTTCATATTGAGTTCTTCGAGGACTACCTGCAGTATCCGTCCATTGAAAGAGACCTAAACCTCGACTTGCTACGTTACCTTGTTCTTCCAAAGTCGCATCGAAAGCAGACTCTTCATTGGCGTTCCCCATCATTCCAGCAAAAGCTTCAGCAGAAATACCCAACTCTTTTGCTTTCTTAGCTGCTCCTCGAATAGTCTTCCAACCATCTTCTGTAATATCTTCAACGTTATTGTAACCTGCGAATACTGAAGATACAGGTTGAGCCAATGTAATCAAAGTTAAAGATAGTAATCCAATAGATAAAACTCTTTTCTTTACACTTGTACCCATAAAACACCTACCTCCGTTTTAATTGGAGTGTAAACCGCTAAATCCTCCAAGTTACCACCTTTAATATCGTCTTTATTTGAAGAACCTACTTGCCCTCCAAATTCTGAGAGGACTTTGTAAGAACCTGTTGAACTATCTTCTACTACAACATAGCGAGTACCTACATCATATAAGGTAAAAGTGCCAATTATTTTCTCTGTAGCACTCAACTGCATTAATTTTTCGTCTACTTTACTTTCTTTATTCAAAGCAAACTCTACACTTGGTGTATCTTCTAGCAAATTACTTGAACGCAAACCGATTATGAGATACCCATTGGCTCCTCTGATAATTTGTTGAACACCTTCAAAACCATAAGGTTTAGGCTCTTTTGTCCAAACTGCTACTACTTTACCTAATTTATTTACTAGCACTTTTTGACTATCTGATCCGACTGCATATAGACCATTTGAAGTTTTTACTGTAGTTGCACCGTCAAAAGACCACCCCAATTTTTTAGCAAAAACCTGTGCAATAGCTAGGACATTTTGAGGTGCGTTGACTGTTTCTTTTTCAAAGGTTATCTTACTTTCTGCTAACCCTTTCTTCCAAAACTGCCACCACTGCTTGTCCTTATTTGGTAATAAGAAACCTACACTGTTGCTCTCTGCTAGGCGCTTCTCTCCTACACGCTCAAAAGCCAAGGTACTATCTGCTTGAGACTCTTGTTGTTCTTTGGGAACATCCGCGTCTTGATTGAGGGATACCCAGGATAATCTGTGTGGTTTACCTTTTTTCAGCTCTTCTTTGTCATATAAAGGTTTAACCCCTTTAGAATAAAGTTCTTTATCCAAACCTTTCACATAAGGTAGAGACAAAGCTGAGTTCATAGAACCTACAAAGTCACTCTCACTACTATATTTGTACTTAAACAAGAGAGCTACTGCTTCATCAGCACTACCTGTTTCTAATAGTCGTTGAGCTAACTCTGAGTCACTATTTACCAGTTCCGAGACGAAATCAGATACCGAGAACTTAGACGGATTTAAGCCAAAGTCAGTGTTACGAACCCATAAAGCCATAAGAATACTCGGTAAGAACCCTACTTTCTCAGCTTGAGTTTTGATTTCCTCTTTTTCTTTCTCTAAAGTCTTTGTCAAAATACTTTGAATTTGATTTGGTTTGTTCTCTTCTGCTAACACATGTGTTGAGTGCAATAAGAAAGGAGAACTACTCAGGACAATACTACATAAACTTATTAAAGCTACTTGTTTTTTCATAGAAACTCCTTTCTAATTTAACTGAAACTTAGGGTGCACAAAGTAGTGATACCCTGTCTTAGTTGTGTCGATTTTGGTATAACCTTTACTTTCCAACTCGGCTACTTGTTTTCCTCTAAATAACTTTGGTACAAGCAAATCTAATTTTGTAGAACCTTTATAACCTACACCAACTAAACCTTTTGTTAAAGAGTAAGTCAACTCATAATTGTTTGAGCGAAACGTTACCAAAGTAGAATCACCTTCAACCTTACCTACAGGTTGAGTTAAGGTAAACTCCTCTCCTAGTTTTGCTAAGACACTTTCTAACTCAGCTAACTTATATTGACCCTCTAAACGACTTAATTGATATTCTTTGGTATAGAGAAAGTCAGTTGTTGGCGAACTTTCGGATACCGAATCCAAACTTGGTAGTTGGTCGAACGATAAATCTTTATCAGTTACTCCTTTAGCAATCGTCTGTTGGCGCTCTTGGTTTTTGTCTGGTGCAATTTCTTTCACTGGGCTAAAATACCCTGCAAACAGTATTAAAATTGCTAAGAATACAAAGAAAAACGCAATCAGAAAGTAAATCGCTTTGTACTGAACTATCCGTTTTCTTTCATACATGAAAAGTCTCCTCTCTTTCAATCTCACTAAGGAAAAAGAGGATATTATTTATCCTCTTTACTTGTTTACTTAGTGTTATTGTACCACATCAAATCGAACTTATCAATAGTTTCAGTCTACTCTTCTGTTGGAGTGGCAACCGCTTGGTTCTGTGGAGTTGGGTAAGACCCTGTATTACTTGCATCGTAGCGATTAAACTGCAACTTGTAACCATCAAAAGCGACATTAGTTGTATCCCCTAACTCAAGACCTTCAACTTTGCGCTGAAGTCCGGATACCCTTGAGTCAAGTAAGTCAATGACATGAACCAAATAAGCGTAAACTGTTTTAGGGCGTTCTCCAAACTCTCCGTGGTGTTCTAAAATAATGGCTTGTAACTCACGGTAGAACATTTCATTGTAAGTCTCTTCAATCAAGTCTTTATACTTAGAAATAATTTCAATTCCTAAGTAAGTGTGAGGAACAATCGAAATCTCAGTATAAGCACCGTTTTTCAACTCTAAAATTTTACCAAAGTCATGAACTACTAACCCTAGAATAACCAAATCACGCTCTTCGGAACTCATGGTGTGAAGTAACTCATATTCTGTCATGGCTACTTCTGCGTATCTTAGGAGTTTACGAATGTGATTCAACAAACCTCCGACTTTTCCATCGTGGTAACCACCATATTGAGCAGCCATAGCAACACTTAATTCTTTTCCTCGGTCACTTAACATGTGCAAGGTCAACTGAGCGCCTTTTTCTGTCATTAACTTACGAACCAAAGCGCCAATTTCATGAGCATTTTTACTTGGGTCAATGACTTCCATAAACTCAGAAGGGTTGTAGTCCGCAGACAAACCACGGATACCCTCTAACTTCGCTGACAAACTCTCATTATAGTTTTGAATGGTAACGTCACCGTCACTTACATAAATGGTTGTGACCGCATTTTCTTTAAATTGAGACACAATCATATTATCAAAACATACAAAACGAATAGAGTCGCCACCTCGGACAATGATTGTTCCTTGTAACATATCTGTTTCGTTGCGAGTTTTACTAATGCTTAGACCTTGCAAAAGGAATGAACCTTGGTGTCTACCTAATGTTTTAATGTCAATCGTCATTTACTACTACCTACCTAATCTATCTAAACTGCTTAATTTACTTCTAAGGCATATAAAAGATTGCCGAAATGTTGTCTTTTTGACCTTCTCCAATCATCATACGAGACATAGACTCTAATTGGTTTTCCTTAGACCAAATTAACTTCGCTTTTTCCTTAGTTAGAAACTCTGAAAAACCATCCGAGGTCAAAAGGATACCCTCTCCTGTTTTTAACTCTAATACTGAAGACTGTTGCAGACGGAAACCTCTACTTACACCAACTGCTTTTGTAATCTTATGACGGTTAGGGTGTTTCTTAATCTCTGCTTCCGTCATGTTTCCTTCTTTCAACTGATTGAAAGCCCAAGAGTCATCCTCTGTTTGCAAGTGCAACCCTCTTTGATTTAACACATACAAACGAGAGTCACCTACTTGAAGAGTTAAAAACTGAGAACCTTGAACGATACCAACTGTACATGTTGTGGCTGATGTACCTTTTACATTAGCAAATTCATCACATAAACGAGAATGCGCTCGGTAAATACCTTGAGAAACAACATCTGCTATAGCTTCTAACCATGTTTGGGAAGGTTTCTTCTCTGCAATAGACTCTACTGCAGTGCGAATCGATTGAACGGTTAAGGAAGATGCGTATTTGCCACGCACACCACCACCCATACCGTCACAGACGACTAAGACATAAACTGGTTGTTCTCCTAACTCCACTCCTGAAACCTTGAAACACCCTATAGTGTCCTCGTTTTTCTCTCGATACCCTTTGACCCTTGAAGTGCCGTTGTAACCACCTCGGTCTGAATAATATTCTAATCTCATGAACCTAAACCTCTTTAACCCTAAATGTTACTTCTTCTTTAGCAATCTTCAAAGTGTCTCCATTATGAAGCTCTTTTAAGTCTCTTGCAAAAATACGCTCTTCACTTCTCCACTCAGAACCTTTAACATCGTCATTTTTCAACCAAGTTCCATTGGTTGAACCCATGTCTTCTACATAAAAGGTGCGTTCTTCTTCCTCATAGATAATCTTAAAGTGAGTGCCTGACATGTACTTATTATCTCTAAAGGCAATCGAATCTTCTACACCGTCAATCGCTTTAGGGCGCTTACCAAATACCCAAGTATCAACTCCACTTCGGCTATCTAGCTCAAAACTTTCACCTGTTTCACGTGTTAAATACCCGACTTTGTGGTATCTACGAGCTGGAGCTACTGTGTCTGAATCATCAAGTACAGAAGTTAACTCCTCATCATCAAAATCAGAAGTATCTTCATCAAGCAAACCTGTTCGCTCAATCATTTCAGTATCTAATGCAGTTAAGTCCAATTCAACTCCACTTACAACCTCAGTAATTACCTCTGGGGTAAGCTCTTCTTCAATCGCTTCAACACCCTCTAAAATCAACTTCAACTGCGGAGAGCTATAAGAAAGCAAGTTTTCTGAGCGATACCGCAGAGACTCTTGACCTAAATTATAAATGAAGTTCTCTGGTTCAACCTCTTTCCGCTCAACCATATCAAGAAAACCTAGAAGACGACTTAAACCTTGTTCATCAACATTTTGGAAAGGTTTTGCATTTTTCAATAACGTTCGAACTAAACCATAAAACCCTGAACCCTCTACCGTTTTCAAATTCAAAGGGTAAACCAAAAAGTAAATATTCCCCGAAACATCTAAGAAAATACTATCTGGTGACCAATCTAAAAATGATGGTGGGATTTGTAAGTCATTTGAAAGCTGCAAGACTGAACGGTAAATATTTGCAATCAACAAATAAAACTCATCAATCGTAATAGCTGAACCGAGTCGAACTCTTAATGAAATCAAACCCTCTAAATCATAACGAAAGGCACGTTTTTTCTCATTGTATTCAAACGGTACACTTGTCATGAAACCACTTGAACGCAGTGCATTGACAATACCCTCATCGACTTGCTCTTTCTTACTCAATTCCAAAATAAGAAAGTGCTTGTTATTTTTTGAACTATATTTTACTGTTCCCAAATCTTTACCTCACTGTTCCTATTTGGACATAGGGGATACCCTCAGTTACTTGTGACACAAGGAGTACGAACTGTGTCTCTAACGTGAAACCACTCTCCCCTTTTAACTTTTTCAACACTTCAGTCATAGGTAAAGCTCGCCCTCTCAAATCAAACACTCGTAAGTTGCGACCTTTTACTTGAGACTTCAACCACTCTCCTAAAACCTCTGGTTCCAATATCATTTCATTTTCTACTTGAAGTTGGAGAACTGGAAACGTCAACATATCTTCTAAAACTGCCTTTTGGGTAGATGTTAAAGCTAAGTGTGTCGAACCTAACTGTGGTTTAGAATGTTCTAATTCACTTCCTACTAAGTCATCACTCACACTATACAAAACTTCTCTATCAAAGCCAATCGTTCGAGGATACACCAAACCTGATGCACTTGTTAAAGCATAAGGAACTTCTGGCCATTTCTTTAAAGTTCGTACTGCTAGGTCTTCCTTGTAAGGACTTTCTTCATACGATTTGCACATACAAGCTCGAACAACCCATCGACCATCTATTTTCGCAAATCTCAATAAGGACAACTCTGGAGAGTAATCTTCAAAGGTTACTGGACTTAAAGTTCCAGTTAAGTGAACAATCTGTCCTAGAGGTTGGTCTTTTGGAACACTAACATAAAGGAAACCCTCTGTAATTAGCTCTCCAAAGGATTTGTGATACCCCAAGAGCGCTCTTGCTTGCACAATCTTAACTGCTGACGAGACCTTTACACCTTCTCGGAAGAATTTACGAGGGTCTACTTCACTTACTAAATACACAGAAAGAGTGAGCGAAGAAACTCGCCCCTCTTTTGCTACCTCATTCAATAAATCAAATTGTTTCATGTGCTTTATCCTAAGTAAGTCAAGGTAACAAAGATATTCCAATACACATCTTTATCTACCATTACCAAATACGAAACTGCATCTAAAGAGTTGCTTTCAACCTTTTCTCCAAAACGCTTTTCAACCACTTTGTACAAAGGTGCATCTTCTCCTAAATACTGATGGAAAATAGCTCGGAACTCAGATACCAACGCAGAAACATCATCACAAAGCAAACCAATGGTCTGTACTTCTCCTTGTGCTTCTAAGGTTACTGAGAGTTTGTATTTAGAGCCACCCTCAATCATATCTACACTTGTTTGTAACAAGTTCTCTTGTTCTTGTTGGAAAGAAGTAACGTCTGTTAAAAGACCTTTAAACTTCTCTTTTAAACCTGTTGTGTATGGAAAATCTGTTGCTACGGAAACCATCGATACCGAAACCTCACTATTTCTACAAAATTGCTAACATTTTTTGACCTGAGAAACATCGGTCTTTATCCAAATAAAATTTATGTTCTAAATTGCGAACCAACTGATATAAATGGCGTAACTTCTCTTTCTTGAAGTAACCAATCACTTTCTCTTTTAGAGCTTCATTTGGGTCAATCGCAAGAACTAAAGTCATACAAACTTCAACAGATTTTTCTCCTGTCTCAGACTCTTTCTCAAAATCTTCAAAGTTTTTAGTGTCTCTTGTACTTGACGAAATCAAACCTTTAATCGCATCCATAGTGACTGTAGACATTTGAGACTCTGGAGTTAGGCGCACCTCGAACAAGGGATACCCTTTCTCCAACTCAAAACCTATGCGAGCTACTTGTTTCTCTTTACTTTGTAACTCCGCTACAACCTCTTCATTGGTTTTAATCGAGTCTGTTGAACCTACTTCTAATTCTTCCAAATCACTCAGTTCATCAACTTCTTCAAGCTCCTCAGAGCTTGTTACTTCTAAATTATCTAATAAATCATCTAGCACTCATAAGTCTCCTAATACAAACTATTTCTTTTATTATACCACTAAAATCAACTAATTGCAAGAAACAAGAGAAAATTTCTTGACAGAATAGGTATTTTAACCGTATAGCGTTTAAAGGTTTTCAGTTGCTCTCTAACGAATTTTAGAAAAAGGAGGTAAAAATGTACCTCCTACTTCCTAAAATCGCTCAGAAGCCCAAATATGACCTCTCAGACCTGTTTAAATTCAAATTACAGAACAAACTGTCGTGCAGTTCGAACTACATCAGAAAGAAGAGCTTGTGGGATACCAACTCCTGTGAGTTGAGTGAACTTATCTTCCCTCTGCAAGTACAGAATAACTTTAACCAAAGGAACAGGACCATCATCTTGTAAGAGCATGGTATTTAACTCTGCGTAAAGACCCTCACTATACTGCAAGTAAAGTACAGAACCATCTGCATTTAATTTAGAACCAAAGTCCATTAAATGCTCTTTCAAGAGTTGAACCCTACGCTCACGCTCTTTTTTCTTCTCTTCTGCTTCTTGATTCTCTGTTGCAACTGCTCGTTTTTGAACAGTTTCTAAGTCAGACAAGTCTCGGTATTCTTTGATAATAGATTGCTCAAAGCCGTTTCTCATATTCCAAAAGAGTTGCAAACGCTTATGAATGTGCAAGTCAGGTAGGTGCAAGTAAATAAATTCTTTACGCTCTCCACCACTCAAGTCCTCGAAGTTCTCTGGGAAGTCGAGGATACCGCTGGCTTGTTGCCAACTATGGTCAGTTTTCGTAAGCTCACCTAACAAATACTTGTTCAATTCCAAAGCGTAATTTACTGGAAATACTCGGTCTTGTTCAATCGTATCTTCTGTAAAGGCAGTAGAACGTAATTTGTTCTCTACATCTTCTGCGTTAAACTCATGGATACGGTTCTCAGCCCAAACCATGAATTTATCAATATCTCCGTCCCAATCATAAGCATCTAAGTTCCACTCCATAAGCTCTTGGAGACCTACTTGCCACTCGGTTTTCTTCGCAGTGTACCACGAATGCCCCACGCCGAAACCTAAGTCCAATGGGCAACCACCCTCAATTTCAACCATGAGGTTCTTACGAATTAGACCGAGAACTACATGAGGGTGAATGGTGTTGTGAACCTCAATAGTCGCCTCATCATGAATGAAACCAGTGAGCAAAATCTTCCCTAAATACCCTTGTTCTTTCAAGTCAGAGAATAAATCGACCATTCCTTTTTTATAAATATCCGCTGCTGAACCTTGGATTGGGTGGTTCAAAGCGTAACGTCTAATCTGACTCTTAGACACTCGATCCTTATTGTAGAAACGTTTGCTTCCGAAAATTGTAGTGGAATACCCTTTGCTAAGTGCGGTTTTAACGTTGTTTTCAAACCAACCTTCAACCGAACGTTGGAATGAGAAGAACTCTTCTCTCTTTTGAGCAGCTTTACGTGCATTCTCTTTTGACCTTGAGCCAAAGAGGACTTCTCCAAGAGACAAATCTGACATGCCGAAGTTGATACCGAAAACAAGACCTTTCGACATCTTACGCAGTTTGTCTGTTACCTGCTCTTGCAAGAGACCATTTAATCGAGCAGACTGGAAACGGTGGTAGTCATTGCGCCAATCCTTAAACATTTCAATCAAGGACTGCTCTTTTGACATGATTGCAATGACTCGGTTTTCTTTCGAAGCATAGTCTGTATCGACCATGTAATAACCGTTTCGAGCCGTCATCTCTTTCTTAATCGTATCATCAAACCCTTGAATATTCGGTTTCTTAGTTGATAAACGACCTGTAACCTTGAACATATCGAGAGCTGGGAAACAGAAACCTTCAATGAAGTTTTCTTCAACCTTATCTAAGAAGTTCGTAAACAAGCGAGCAGTGTTACGAGGAGACTCTAAAATAACCGTGAATGGATGAATAGGCGCGTTTTCTTCCGGTTTTACCAAGAAACCTTTCTCACCCTCAAACTCAATCTGAGTTTTATAGCCAAAGGTTTCTCCAAAGATATACTTGGTTGCAATACGAAGCGTATCTTTATCCAAATCTGTTAATTCTTCAAACTGTCTGTTATCTACCAAACGAGTTAAACAAGCAAGACCGCGTACCAATTTCTTTTGACTTTCATCTTTCTCTAACTCAGCTAACTTCTCTTTACTCTGAGTGTGACCTAACCAAGACGAAAGCAAACTCAACGAGCGAGTGACGAAATCATCAAAACTCAATCTGAAGTTTTCTTTATCTGGTTTTGTACCTTTGTTCAAGAACTTCAAAGCCGTTTTATCAAGAGTGGAATTTCCTGATTTTTTGCTGATTTGTTCCGGATACCCTAGATAATCATAAGCAATCGTTTTGTTCATGGGAGAGTTTACAGAATAACCACTCTTTTGTGCAATGTACACATTAGGATAATCTTCAAATTTGTAGTGAAGAACCTTTTCTCCCTCTGGTAAATCATAGTCTAAACCTAAAACCATAGAGTTCGCCTTACCTTGAATAGCAAAGAGACCATCTTCTGTGTGTTGAGGTACATGAATGGCTAAAAACTCCAACAAGTCTCGGTACTCTCGGACTAACTGCTTACCATAGTGCAAGCGAAGTTGAGGAACTGACTCTAGGTTTAAGTGCATCCCATAAAACTCCGAATAAGCAGCAACACAGGTAAAGCGACTATCATGTACTACTGCTTGCATCATATCAAAACCAGACTTACCTAGAATATCATTCTCCAAGAAATAAAGAGCAATACACAAGGTGTTGTCCGCATCGGGACAGGCATAAAAGGCTACAAGCTCTTCTTCTAGTTCATCAAAGGTTCCACCACATTTTTCATAAGAACCACACTTTGTTAAGTCATCAAGCTCTACCGCTTCTCTATGCAAGAACTTATCTGTTACAGCTTTCAAACCATACTCTTCATTGTCTCTTGCTGAGTAAGTTTTACGCATGGCAACTAATGTGTCAAGCCAACAATCGTAGACCAAACCATGTCGATACCCTACCTTCCAGTCGAAGATGTTGTTGTGGGCTACAACCTTTTTATCTCCTAAATAGGGTTGTAAGTATTTCTCTACAAATAACTCAATATCACCCCCACAGACATTTGGAAATTTCTTATGAGCTAGAGGGAAATAGTAAGAGGTTCCGGGTTTTGCAGATAAGACCGCGCCTACCATAATGGAGCCTTTACCATAAAACCCTCTAAACGTGAAATCCAAACCTGTGGTTTCCGTATCGAACGCAGTCAGTTTTGTTTTCTTGTAATCTTTTTCCAACTGCTTGAAAACATCTTCCACTTCATGAGGTTTAACTACTCTGTATTTACCGCTTAAAACCCTCTCTCGAACCCACTCAAAGTTTCGAGGAGTACGTTGTTCGACCTTGGCTTTCATATTCTCTACCTCAATGACCTCTGCCATTGTGGTGTAGAAAGGATTGACGGAACTTTCTAACCCTTTTAAATCTGTTACAACTTCAATTTTAGGTAAACCTAGTAACTGTCTTCTTAGATTATTTGAAATCTCAGTCTTATAAGCCGTACCAATCGAGTCCATACGGATAACGTCCGAGCCAAGAAGAGATACCCTTTCTTGGTTTGGTAGAAACTCAAAGGAAGAATCCTCTACAAATCCGAACTCTAAGGAAGTTCCACTTGTTAAATCTTGGGTTGCAAAACGCAAAGAGCGAACCAAACCGTATTTACGCTCAATAACCCCTTTCCCAAAAGGAACGTCAAATTCAACCCTGTCTTCAACATTTTCAAGCTCTTTCAAACTTAAAGCTAAGAAACCTTTGCTACCCCTCATTTCATTTTTAAGAGTTTTAGCGTAGCTATATACCGCATACAAATAAGCAAACAAAGCAAAGGACGGGTGTTTTTGGAAGGACTTTGCAATAGATAAATCGACTCCATCTTCTCCAAATAAAACCTTTGGTTTAATCAAGCGCTCTACTGTAAAGGATGCTCTTGAAAAGGTAGCCGTTCTATACGTTCTACCTAACTGTTCTGCTTGACCTTGCATGAGCATCTGAGCCGAAACCCCATCTTGAGCTACCAAACGCAAGAGACCACCGTGAGTCAAATCCGAAAGATACCCTTTGTAGTTGTAGTTTTGACCTTTGTAAGTAAATTTAATCTCTGAGGTAAGCACCTTGTCTCCTTTCGATTTCTAAGTTCTAAACCCAATTAAAACAACAAAATTTATTCTTCAACTTCATCAAACCAATCCAAAGCAGAAGTCTGTTTTACAACTTGTTCTGTTATATACTTCTCTTTGTTATAACGATCTGCAATTAAAAACCCTGCGTCTTTATTGTATTCTACCTCAACAGAAATTGGAAGACGGTTAAAAACCTTCAATAACTCTTCCAAGTCTTCTACATAAATTGAATTGCAGTAACGCTCATTCAAATAACGAGCAATTACCTTACGACCAACTTCCACAGACAATACCGACTCTGTGTTATATGGGTGTTTTTGCGTATCTAAATACTTCAACACCGAAGTTAGAGCTTCTTTTGTGAACTCAATCAATTTCTGAGTATTTGTTTCTCTTGGAACAGACACAGACTTGCGCTCAACCAAGCGACCTTCTGCGTAGAATACCCAAGTCATAAACCCATTGTTTTGACTTACACTTACTTGTAACATTTTACAAGACCTCAACTTTCTATTTCAACTTCCTTACCGCAAGGAATTAAATCAAACTGAAATACTTCTTTGAAATACACTAAGAAGACTGGAAAACCCCCACTATCTTCTTTAAATTCTAAGTACATAGTGGAACCAACCACACCAATAAAGCGACAGTCAAAGTTCAAGACCAACCAACTTGCAAGAGTCTCTAAAATCAATTCTTCTAAATTACCCTTTAATACATAACCTTTGTAGGGAATATTATAAAAGGTCTGAGAACCTAAGTCAAGTCGGAAACTGTGGGATACCAAACTCTCTCCGAAGTAATAATCAAAGAGTTTGTCTATATAAGCACTTGTATCTAACTTATAAATCGTGTAAGAGTTCGACCCACTTACGGACAACTTATTGTCTTTCATACGAGTTCTTGTCGGTTGTTTCTTATAACACAAAGTGTTATCTACTAAGTGACTCTCCACTTTCAAATATAAGAGACTTGCTTCAATTAAGAGTTTCTCACACTGCATATAGTAACTGAGCCACGTGGAAACTCTTTTTTCTACTTCTTCACTAGGTAAACCAACTCGACCTACTAAAGACACTAGGAATTGTGACCACCAAGTTCGATACCGCAAGGAAACTGATTGGGTTTCAAGAGTGGATTGCTCAATCAACCCCTTAGACTCAATAAAGCGCAATATTAAGACTACTTTTAGTAAATAAAGTAATTCTTCTTCATTTTTCAAAGGTTTTAAAGGTTTTGTTCTTAATGAGTCCAACCAATTAAACCAAAAAGTCTCAATACCTTTATTGTTCTTTACAGTGCTTGGAGAGAAATCTTTATCAAAGTCATATACTTCAAAATCTTCTACCAAAACCTCAGTTGGTTGACTAATATTTCTTCGAGCTATATGCTTCACATAACCTTCTAAATGACTTAGTGCAATATCTTCTAAGTTCAATAGGCGATTTAACACTACATCTTGAAAGCTCTCTAAAGTCTTATAAGACCCCAATTTTCGAGCGAGTGGATACCATTTCTTACTTAAATCAAGAGCTACCACTAAAAGCAAAGATTTGTCTAAGTTCACTTGTTTGGAGTAAGGATTTAAAATCAAAGGCTCACTCATATAACACCCCTACTTCTAAACTCTTGTCTACATCACTGTAAATAAAGTCCTTGAACTCATCATAGTGCAGCAACTCTCCTAAAGTTTCCACAAAGACCTTATCATTTTCCTCAGACAAAATATCTACCAAATACTCTTGGCTATTTCTATCACCTTCTAACACTTTCTTCAACAGAAGGCGGAAATTGAGACCATAAGTGTTCTCGAAAAATCGGGATACCCTATTGTATTCTTCAATTAGTTCTGCTAACTCAACTCGGAAGTCAAAAGTGTCTACGGTCAACTTATTTAGAAATACCTCCCAACGGTGGACAGACTGAGGAACCAAGGACATCTCAGAACTCAATGTGTTTTCATCTACAACTCCAGATGGTAACTTAGACTCACCATCTTCTCGGACACCAATATTAAACTCACCGTGGCGAATTTTATCTAATTTTGTGTGAACACTTGCTCGAACGCTTTCGTCCCAACCTGTATAAATAAATTGTTTTTCGCTCATACTTGACCACTCTTTATCCAAACGCTTTGTTACTAAGGTATATAAAGAGTCTTTGACATAATTGATGTGTTTGGTCTTAGGTAAATACTGACCAACCAACTCTAAACTATGTTCAGATAAAGTCGTGTTCATACTTTCCATAAAACAACCTGTTAGAAACATTAGATACCGCCTGTTCTACTTGCCTTTGGGTAAGTACAATCTTCAATCGGTACTTCTCTCGAAGAGTCTTTACTTAGAAAGACTTGAGTTGCTTTATGCGGTTCCGAGTCATAAACCCAATCTAACTTATAACTCTTAGCAAAACTAGGAGAGAACAAGCCACAATAGTTCTGACCTTTATACTTAAAGACACAATTACCCACTAAGCGAACTTGCTCTTCTGACAGTTTCTGAGCCTTTAGGTAAGCAGTCAAGTCGTTAACCTCAGTATAACTTAACCCTAAGTCTAAAACGTAAGTAACCCTTTGAGTTAAATCTGTGTTCTCTAACCAAGCTTTAATTTCTTCTACACCCCAAGATGTTGATCTCACAGAAACAAAGAGAGGTACACCCAATGAAAGCCAATGTTTAGAATTAAACTGAAATTCATCTAGGGATACCCCAACTGCACAGACAGAAGAGTTTATTTGAAATTCTCCCTCAACTTGCTCTTCCATGCTACCTCCACTTGCAAGTAGCTGCGATAAAGCAAAAAGACCTACTTTATTCTCTACTCTAGGTTTTACATACTCTTTAGTAGGTTTTAACCACTCTAAAAAGCTAGAACCCCCATCAGATACAAGAAACTGCCAAACAGACGAGGTGTTTACATCTAATTGCAAACCCTTGTCTGCTTTGTAATCGTCCATTTTAACTGCTTTTACTCTCACGTCACTAAACCTCCATTTTTAAGTCCAATCAACTTAGTTGCTTGTAAAACAAAGGACATCACATGGAACTCCTCCGACCACTTACGACTACCTACCAAGGACATAAAGTTTACAATCTCTTTCATAGACAACCCATCAATTTGCTCCAAAAAGCGAGCGTACTTCCCAATACGGTAATTGTTGTACTTGCTCATATCTGGTAACAAACCTAGCTCTGGGTAAATCTTACCTTCAACTAACAACTCTTTTAATATCAATATCGCCTTAAAAGACTCTAACAAAGACTTACGAACCGTCTCAAAACTCCTATGATGAGACAGTTCTAATAAGCTCTGTAGTTGTTTCTTCTTGTATTGATCCAAACCCCTTTTTGTTTTAGTGGTTGAGGTCAACATACTTAAAGCCACACGCTCAATTTGAAGAGAACCAACCCCTGCTAATTGCACCAAAGTTGCATTGTCTCTAATCTCAATACCATCTTTTAAGCTTGATAAAATCGTGAAAACTGCATCGATGTCTCGGAGATACCGCTTGGTAACAACCCCGTACATCTTCTCAGACAATTTTACAGAATCTTTCGCTCTAGTAGTAACATCATAAATGTACTGAAACTCACTTTGAGTCATATAGGTGCTGAACATAATATCTGGTTGAAAGTCTACCAACTCTTTATTATAGCGAACATTTTGAAAGAGCTTATAGTTCTTATAACCTACAACCAACCGTGTGAACCCCACAATACTTTGTAAGAACTTCACAGTTGTTTCTGCTAACTCTGTCTTTTGTTCATCTACAACAAATAGACGGTAAGGAGAACGAAATGGACGAATTTGAATCGATGCGTCCATCTTTGGTAACTCATTTAAGTCATTTACTCGAATAACCGAAGAAGAGTCTACTTGAAAGCGTTTCTTAACCAAGTTAGAAACCAAGGAGAGATACCGTGTACTTTTTCCATAGACTAAAACAGAAGCGAACTGCGCCTCTGGGTCTAATAAATCATCTAAATGAATTGCCAAAATCGTGTCTCCTTCTTTTTCTAATTTCTAAAGTCCATTATAGCAGAAATTCCCCTAAAGGTCAAGTTTTAGGGGAATTTTCTTAAATTTCATAATTAAAAGTTTGCAACATTTCAACAACCACTGTTTTCATCTCTCGTTGGTGGTCTAAAAAAGCTTTAACTTCACTATTTGGAACTTCTTTCAACTCTTTTAGTTGGTGGAAACCTAAGTCCACTGCACTTGTGAGTCGAACTTTTTGATTTACTCGGCGATTGCGGATACCTTCCAAATAGAACTCTTCTAAATGCTCATAAACTTCTCTAAACAGAGGTAATAAGTCTGGTGAGTTTAAAGCAGTTTCAATCACTTCTCGGTAAAACTGAGGGCAAGCGCCTTTCGATACCCAAAGGTTACAGTCTCTCATTAGAGCAGTTCTTGACTCTTTATCTGTATTCTCTTCAATCGCTTGTTTGACTTTTTCCTCAGAAACAAAGAAGAATGGATTTACATAATTGTCCTTATTCATGTAACCTACGTCGCTCAACGACAAACCATAAAGTTCACGGTTGATAAAGAATAATAAAGCAAAGTTCGGATAAATCTTGTTCCAAACTTCATCGAACTTAGGAAACTTAGTTTGAGAAGTTGCTACTTCTACTGGGATATCACGTGTAAATTTCAAAGCAAAAAGATAAGTCAACATTGGGAAATACTCTTCTTTAATTGACCTAGTTGCTCGACTCTCCATGCTGAATATCTCACAAGTTGTAACCAAGTTCTTAGCTAAACTTAAATAAGACAAGCTAGAGAACTGAAATACCCCTAAAGGAGTGTATTGTCTTGGAGACAAATCATTTGAAACGATAGTACCTTTACTATCAATTTGTTGCAAGGAAATGTGATTTCGAGTGTGGATACCCTTAACCCAATCACTTGCAGTTTTCCTATGAGTTTTTAAGTAAAGCGGTTGATTATAGAGTAAATCTCCACTAGGAGAGTAAACAGGTAAGTCAACCAAGTCTTTAGAACCTTTTTGATTTGTAGACCAACGTGTAGTACACAAGTAATTAGCTCCTACATCTGAACTCCCTTGAAAATCAGCAAGGGGAGACATAAAACCACTGTGGAAGTCAAAATCTGTTGCGTAATCTTTACGAACCTCAAACGTTCTGTGGTTCAAAAGAAACGAAACTGGAACCATCCAAATTAACTCTGCTTGTGTTAAGTGATGCACTTGCACCAAGTTCTTTACTTGCCACATAAATTGACTATACAAATCTGCTGCGTAACCTTTCAATCTCAAAGAACTTAGGCGCTTGGCGACTGGAGTGGATACCCCTCTAGTAGAATAAGGAGGGTTCATCAAAATGATGAGTTTTTCATTGTTCTGTAAAACCTTCTGCAAGCTCTCTGGGAGTTGTCTTGAGAAGTTTTGAATAAGTGGGGAATCAGTAGAACCCAAGAAGTCTAATTGAAAGACTGTTGTTTCTAAGTCTGGGCGTTCTTTATCAAAACGCTCTTTTGTTAAGCGAACATCTTCTTCATGAAGAGTAGACAAGTACATGTGCTTACACTTAGGAAACTCAATCAAAAGGTTTCCTGTACCACATGAAGCGTCCCATACTACATAATCTTCCAAATTTGGAATGTCGTTTAGTAACTCATGAGCTTTTCGCCCCCAAAATAAAGGAGTGTAGAAAGAACCCTCCAATTCTCGCTCTTGTTTGGACATGCCCAAATCTTTTACAGAGTGACTTGTATCTAATAAACCTACCGATTTAAGAAGCTTTTGATTATTTTCTAAAAACAAAGCTTGCTCTTCAGTAGTATCTTCTGAATTAACTTGGACACTAAGAGAACCTTCTCCTTCAACATATTTGTCGAAAAATGCAGTTAGATACCGCAGTAACTCTTGTCCTTTTTGACCTAATTTAACCAAGTTTTAACCACCTAAAATGCTTTCCACAAATAAAAATTCTGGTATATTTCCAGTACGCTCATAATACACCATTGTTGCTTTAGTTGGTACAACCAAAACAGTTACCTTTTCATGTACTAAATCTTTCAGTACACCCTCAGGAATTGGCTCCACAACTACATCATAAGCACCTTGGTTCAATTTACGAGTTAAATCAATACGAGTCTGTAAGTCTACTGTATCTTCAATGTAAACGTTAGGATTTGTAGTCTTCCACTCCAATACCACATATCGTTTATCAACCACAAGCATCATCTAAATCTCACCACCTGTCTAATCTGTCTAAACTACAATGTGTAACCTAATAAATCTCTACGGTAAATGTTGAAAATTTCGAGATACCGCAGTATCAAATCCTCAGAACCTACACTCAAACCGAAGATAGTCAAGTAACCATCAAAGTCTAATACTATATCTAACTCTGCGTAAAATTCTTCTAAGTTTTCATATCGATCACAAATAGTTGGAATAATATCCTCAACCATTGGAACTGCTAATGAAGTTAAATACTGCTCTAAGGTTAAATTCTCTTTTACCTTCTGCAACTCAGACTTAAACAAGTTAAATCGAGACTGAAATTCACTATCTGAAATCTCAACTGAGATTTTATCTAAGTCGTAAAAGTCAGAAATGAACTCAGACTTCCAATCAAACTCAGTCACTAAACGCTCAAAAAAGCTATAACTAAACTGAGTTAGACCTAGCACCTCACAAAAGGTTACTGCACGTTGATAGTACAAACCTCTACAGAAAGGGTTAGGACACTTTAATACAGACAAGTCTAAGCTCAATTCATACTTTAAGTTACAATGACTGCACGTTTTTGGGAAGAGATACCCAACCTCTGAGGAAATTCCAACTTCTTTTAATCTATGTTCTACACTCATCTATTTACCAATCTTTCTCCGGGAAAGCTCCGGTATAGCTAATCTTCACTAAAATCGTAGCACTTTGCAAAGTGACTGAACCATAACGATTTAATTCACTTAGGAAAAACCTCAATGTCACATCATCAATTTGATTAAAATGCGTGAAAATCGCTTCGTATAGACTACCTGTTGTAAAAGTTGATAACTCACCCCAAGCGCAAGGATTACCTTCTGTAGCTTGTGTGTACGTTCTTACTGTAATTACTGTTGACATCTTCTTCTCCTTTCTAACTAATTTTATAACGGTCAATTTAGTCTATTTTACCATAAATTAAGGATTTGCGCAACAAAACAAAAGAAAAGTGAGAACATAAATTTACTCACTTTATCTGTATGTACTTTGTAGTCTGTTAAGTAGTATAGCAGACCTAAGATAGTTTGTCAAGAGTGGCAAGCCATTAGTCCGAAACTTTAACTGTTTCTGTCATGTTACCAAGTAGTGCAAGAGCTACTTCATCAGAATCAATAGAGGTTGCAGATTTGAATTTGTTCACTTTATCTTGAACTTCCTCTAAAGAGTCTGTCTCAGAGACTACAGGTTTTGTACGATACCGAACATCTATAACTGATTTACCCATAAGGTGAGCTAGTTTATAATCTTCATCCTTATCCACAAAAACAACATTAGAATTGTAGGTAGCGGTTGGGTTATCTTTCAAGTAAGCTATAATTTTAGACTCGTCTACATTCAGAGGGTTTGTTCCTTGTGGGATAATTGGTTGACTTGCTACAGTTGAAGGGTTTGTTCCTTGTGGGATAGTTAGTTGACTTACTAAAGTTGAAGGATAAAGCCATATTGAGGATACCCAAAGTAAACTCTGCAGTAAAAGTTTAACGAACACGATGAACCTCCTTGATTTTCTTCAAAATTAACTCATATTTACTGCTGAACTTTTGCCAAACTCCATAAGGAACCAAATCGAAAGCAATGCAATCCTTCGCAGTTAGTTGTGGGAGTTTATCCCATAGGAAATCATATAAAACTTGACTGTACTCGTGAACTAACTTGTTCTTATCTGCTTTTGCTTCTTCTAGTTCAAGCTCAGTTGTTGCTTGAAATACCCAATCATTAGCGTTGCGGTAACGCTCATTGTAGTCTTCTATTAGTTTGTCTAAATCATTGTAAAGCATAAATTTATCTCTCTTCCTATTGCTTAAATATCGGAAAACTTGAAACAACTAAAATCCCAACACCCCACATAGCTCCAACTACACACATCATGAAAAATGTGAAAATAGCAAACGTTTTGTTATCTGATTTCTCACCATCACCCAACTCCATTAGGTGAGTGAAGAGTACACTCACTAAGTAAATGAAAGCAAATAAAACAAAGTAACCTAAATTCAAAATAGGTTGTTGTGAGATTTGTTCTGAAGTCATTAAGTTCTTTAGTAAGGTCGGAAACTGAACAACCAAACTTGGAATAAAACTTGTGACTAAAAATATCAAAAAGATATTGATAAGAATAGTTGTAAACCGCTTCTTAGAGTTATACCAATCGGTTAAACTAAATTGTGTTTGAGTAAAGGGATCCATTTTATAAAAATCTCCTTTTGTTGAATTCTCCGAAAACTGGCTCCAGAGTAGTCTTAGTATCTACCCCTTTGCAATCCGTTGGATAGTAATAAATCAATAAAGTTAGGAAACCCAACAAAAGGTTGTTCTTAGGAATGTTTTTATCCACCAACTCAATAAAGGCAGTAACATCAAACTGAAAGTAATCTGTGTTGATTTGAGGAGTTAAGGTAGATACCGCGAGTTCATAAGGTTTAATTTTATAACCGAAACCTTTTAGGAGGTTGTCTAAATCAAAATATGCACCTTCTGAGACACCTAAAGCAAGTCCGTTATCAAATATAGGGGCGAACCGAATAGAGCCGTTAGGAGCTAAAATAATACCGAAATTGGAGAGGTGTCGGTCGGTATTTCTAAACATCACATCTAACGTTAGTAATCTCAACATTTCTTTCCTAAAAGACTGACCTACGGTTTGTTGAAACACTGAGTCGATATAATCTAATTTGGAGTCGAAACCTACTAGTTTTTCTGTAAGTGGACTCACTTGAGACAATAAATCCTTAAATGAAATAAACTGCTCCCCTTTTTGTAAAAAATTTAGAGAGACACAAGTATTTAAGTCTATTGAACTAGGTTTACTGTACTTGAAATCATAAGGTACAAAATCTTTAGAATTCATATAGTTACAAGACCTCAGAAATGTAGAAATCAAAACTTCTGCAAAGGCTTCACCACCTTTTAAATCTTCCTTGTACCAATAACCACCTTTAGGAGAAGTGTACTTCTGTTGATACCCTAATTTTGAGGTTGGTTTAAACATATTTCCACCTCCTCATATCACAGTCGAGAAAGAAAGAATAAACTGAAATCTCATCTTCCAAGGTGCGACACCACTTTGGATAACATTCACTTCTATTAGCGCGTGAATCGGTTATGGTTAAGTTTTCCTTTAACCACTTTCTTATTTCCTCGGGGGTGGAATTTTCACTTAAATTAAGCAAAGTGAATTTGTGGTGTAGGGTTTCGGACTTCACAAGAGTGAAGTGATAACCTTGTTGGTCTTTAGTAATATAACCTAGCAACTCATCAAAACAATGAATTTCTAAGCGAGAATATGTTTCTCCGTTTGATAATTTAAACATCTGAACCTACCTCCAGTTAGGTAAACCTTGTTTTAAGTCTTTTTCTTTTGTGACTATCATCATAAAACAAGACTCTGGGCGTTTCTTACCAAGAAATGAGAGTTCAAACTTGAAAACAATCAAAGGGGAAACATGAGAACCACAATCAACAACTCTGGGTTCTGTATCAGAGACCTTACTGAAACAAACATTTACGGTAAGACCTCGTTCAGACTTAACAGTACCGTATTTGTAAAAACCTTCAGCATCTGTGTCTAATACTAACACTTCATTGAAAATCAAATCAATTTGACTTCTAACCGTTTCTTCATTTTCCGTGAAATCCGCAAATGTAGTATTAGGAGTTAAAGCACTAAAAGTAAAACCATCAAAGTAGGTACAATAATCTATAAAAACCCTATATAATTCTTCGTAGTTAATCTCATCAAGTGCAAAACTAATTCCGTAAGACTGATATGGATAAGTAAAGGTTGCTATTGCCTTTTCTTTGCTTACTTGCATAAAACAAACCTCCTAAATTTTCTTTATTATACCACAAAAACCTTATTAAATCAAGCAAAAAGAGAGCTTTCGCTCTCTTTCACACTATTAAAATACTTCTAAATCACTCTCTTTGCGAGGATTTTCAGAATCGTTGATACCCAAAACCTCAGTGGCGAAAATAGTATTTGCTGCAAGTACATAAGGAGTGACATACAAACCAAGCAAACCACCCGTCGCAAATACACCTAATCCCCACCAGAAGAAACTTAAGTTTTGTACGAACAAAGTCAGTTTATGACCTTTCATCTTCTGCTTACTTTCTTTAAGAAGTGCAAACAAACCAAGTTCTTCGTTTGTTTTTGCTAGGTAAATCGCTAATGCGTACTCATAAGTTTTTATCAAACCAATGAACCCACCAAAAAGCAATAAAGCAACACCAAGCCAAAATAGTATACCAAAGCTATTTGACACCAAAGCAGCGACAATTAGACCGATACCGATAATGTAAGGTAAAAAGAACCACAAACCAATTATAAAACCAACTAATAAACCTGTTTTAAAGGTGTGCGCAGTCAGACTACCAAACATATCCGAAATCTTACGACCTAACTGTTTTCCTACTGGGTGTTGTTTCGTTAAAATGTCAAAGACATAAAGACTTGCACATAGTTCATAAAGTAAAGTTAGTCCAGAGATGGCTGAGGATACCCCTGTGGCACTTTCGTTAAAAGCAAAAGCTAAATTCACTAAAACAAGTACCAAACATGGTAGACCTAAAGCCAACCACAAATTGTCTTCAGCAATCATCTGTTTAGCTTGCTTTTTAATTTCTTGTCTGGATTTCATAAAATCAAGACCTCCTAAATTTTCATAATAGATATAGTATAACAGAACTTATAAGTATTTGCAATAAATTTCTTATATATATAGCAAAAAGAAAGAGAGGTTTACCTCTCTTTTACTTAAATTTCAACAAAAGACTTATCATAAACAGAACTTCCTTTCAACATCAGCTCTAACATCTTATCTGTGTCACCATCAAGCTCATAGAAGTCGGAACCACGGTCTAACTCATTACCATCTGCAGTGTTAATTACATAATGATAAGTTGCCCCTTTTAAGTACTCGTTATAAACAGTCAACTCACGCTTCACCATTGCTAATATTTCTTGTTCAACAGACTTAGTGATTCGCTTAGTGTTAAACCAACGGTAAATCTCTTCACGTGTTGCAAAGGCGAAACCTACAAAATCTCCATCTTCAGTGTAACCCATAGTAAACTCTAAAGTAGGATAATAACCTAAAGATTGCGTTTCCGTAACAAATAGAGGTACTGCATAAATATTGGAATCTTTATAAAGATGACTAACTACCTCAGTTACAAGCTCGTATAATGTAGAAATTTTGGACTTAATCTTCTCAGTTCCTTGTTTGGTGTACTCATCTATGAAATCGGACGGATTAGGATACCGATGTGGTTGAATTGAATCCCAAACATGTCTCCAAGTGTAATACTTACAAAGTGTACGAGTCCACTCTTCACTCAACGGAACAACATTTGGCTCGTCTCTGTAAATTGTCATTATGTCGCCAGAGTTGTTTTTCAACTCAAAATAAATCTCTTTTTCCATAAATCACACCTCAACAGTTAAGTTTAAACCTAACTCAGCTAGTCTACTAAATGTTCTTTCTGGGTTTAAAGCCGTTTCGTTAATTTTAGCTTTTACTAACTCTCTCAGCTCACCTCTTAGATAAAAATGTACACACAAATCATTATCAACTAGTGCTTTGTAAACTGCACTACTCATATAATCTGAATGAGAACCACCTAAGTCTGGGTACAGATAAATAAATAATTCATCTACAAGTTGAGCATGTTTCTTAACTAAAGCTTTATTCTTAGGCAAACGCTCTACAAAAATTGCTTCACCATATTCTGTAAGTACAGAATCAAAGTTCCACACTTCACTTGCAATATCTCTATCTTTTGCAATTTCTTCGTGAGCTTTCTTCTTGAATAAAGCTCTCATCTCATCATCTTTAACTCTTAAATCTTGGTTCTTCAAATAGGTTACATAAGACTTAGCTAATTTATTCATTAAGCTATTTACTGCCGCAACTTGCTCACCTTTAGTTGTACCAAAATCAACATCTTTAAAATCTGCAAAACGAAGAGATGCGATACCCTTAGTTAGAGATTGTACAGAAGCACCATATTTTTCAATTTTATTATGAAGCAAGTCACTTACAACCATATAACTTTTCTCAGCATCTAGAATACACTCGTCATGAAGTTGGTTAATAACCCTCTCAATCATTGAAAAATGAGGTTCTTCAACTCTAAATGTTTGATAAACGACCCCTTTATTGTCTTTAACTAAATATGCAACACCACCAAACTTAGTACCATCAAAGAACTGAACTGGATCAAGTAAAAAACCAAATTCTTCAAACATGTTCTCTTCCAAAATCTCATCTGAAATAGAAATACCGTTGTATAAGTCCTCTGCTTGTTTACTTGGTCTTTCAACAACTGCATGACTTAAAATACCATTACTATCTCGATCTGTTGGAATAAGGTCTTTTCCTTCAAGTTCGGATTTACCTGGGCTTTCTTCAATCTTAACTGTAAAGCCACCCGCTTTTACTTGATTTGGTGCAAGTTCTTCTTTTGCACCTTCAGTTAAGTTAGTTACTTTAAGAGACTCCTCAGTTTGTTGAATGTTAGCTACTTCTTCTCTTATGTGTGGGAACTTGGTATCAAAGTAATTTAATACCTCTTCAGTATGGTTAATCAACCATAAGTATTCAAACTTATTACCATAATCAGCCAAACTCTCAGTAAAGCTCACTCTAGGAAGTACCGTTACGCAGTAAATCTCAAAAGCACGTGCAAAGACCTCAGTTGGAGTTAAGAAGTAATTTAACATAGCTCCTTTATAGACTCCACCGTCCGACAAATTACGTTGATACCCTTTGAGGAGTGGGCGGAACTCATCAGACATAGACAAGTTTTGGTCTTTATTGTAAGTAAAATCAATGTGATGACCATACTCGTGGAGCATAGAGTTTACGTTACGGACACTAATCGTAATACAGTCAAAAGCTGGGAAATACACACCATGAGCTTTCCGATGCTCAATTTTACGAAAACGTAACTCTGGTTTATGTTCCGAATGTGGCAAAGCTTTGTGAATTAACCCCCACTGCGCTTCAATATCAGGTAGCTTCTCTAAATCAAACTGCTCATCGAACTCTACAAAACCAAATCCGTAGTCTAAGAACTTAGTTGAATCCATAGCAGCTTGAATTTTAGTTGGAATGTTACGCTTAGTTTCAAACGATCTAGCATATTCTGAATTTTGAACTCTGTCATACTCCTCCATAAGAGTAATGTTAAAGTCATCTAAGTACAACTCATACAAATACTCTGCCATAACTTTTAACATAGTTTTATTTTTAGCTGGGGAACCCATTAAATAATTACCTAAACTACGCATAAAGGCTTTGTAAATCAAATTAAGTGAGTTTTGATGTACAATCTCTTTAAACTCTTTACTTTGACTGTCTTGCGGTAAGTTTGGATACCGATCTGTGTAACGAGCTTTATTCTTAGAAGCATTATAACCTGCTTTAAATTGTTGTGAGTTAAAATCCACCCAACTTTTTAATTTAGTAGCTACAACATCTTTTGGTATCACATCTAAGAAGTCCAAAACTGAGGAAAGTTGTGGAGCATAATAAATACTAAACTTGTAGTTAAAGAAGTGATTGAAACCAGTTGAACGAGTGATATAAAGCTTTTGAATAAGTGTTTTATAGTGGGAAGAACGAGTCTTTGGTTCTGCATCATTGCTAATAAAGAAAATATGCTCATAATCTTCTTTTTCTTTATTGAACCAACCATATACATAAGTATAGAAAATGCCGTTTTCACAGTCAGCGTAACCATTTATGACAAACCGCTTCATCTGACCAATATAAGACTCACGCTCTTCTTCACTCCAAACGGTCTCATCTGAGTTTAACTCCATAGTAGGAACTTCATTCGGAGAGTGACGATACACTACCCCAATTTGACGAAGTTCTAAGTCAGGTTGTTTCCCACCTGTTTCAGTGCTAAAAAAGTCTAGGTTAGTTTTATCAAAATAAGAAACCAACTTCTGCATGACCTCATCTACTACAAAAGCCCTATCTGTATTTGTTTTATTTAAAGCGTTAAATAAAGACTTAATAAAACGCTCACCGTTGGTTGGGTTGTAAGTGATGGATACCCCAATACCATTTGCGAAACGCTCTCGCAGTAAATTTTTATGTAATTTCATGGCTAATTGAAACCTTTCGATTTAATCTACTAACTATCAGAAAAGGTATGTGGAAAAATCCAGCATACCTACCTAATCATCAAAATTTATTTTGAACTTACATCTAATGCAGTTCGTAATGCTAAGTCATTCTTAATGTCTTGTCCGGGGAATTTATGACCTAGACTTTCTTGAGCTTTCTTAGCACGTTCTTTACGAGAATAACCTTTCTTCTCCCCTGCTTTAATGGCAATATAAGCAAGAGACCAAGCATTTAAAATCCGTCTACGGAACTCTTCATCCATAGTGTCTAAATGATCTTTATCGGTTGTAAGAGTTCCCATTTTCTCCATAGTGTGCAACAAGTGATGGCAACCGATACACAAGGTAATCAAGTTCTTTTCATCATCTGTTCCACCTGCATGAACTGGTACTTTATGGTGAACAACCAACTGAGATAAGAAAGCTCCTTGGTTTTCAACTTTATCCTTAGAACAACATTGACAAACCATTTTATCTCTGGCCTTAATCTTGTTCTTAACCTCTGGTGTTAAATCATCATCACCGTCACCTTTACGGTCTTGCACAATACCCTTATCTACTGCATCTGCTTGTTCTAAGGCACTTTCTAAAGTCAAGTTATCCATAGAGTTATCTGCCAGTTCAAGAAGTTCATCTACCTCTTGGGCGCTCAGTTTGTTGTTACCTGAGTTTTCACCCTCTTCTGAACCACCCTCAGAACTTGAGCTACCTTCTTCATTAGAAACAACTGCTTCTTTACCAAGTTCGGTCGAAGAGAGGATACCCTTGTGGTCTTCTTCCTCAAGTACATCACGCTCTTTCCGTTGTTTTACCAACTCTTTATAAGCTTTGTCCAATGTGTACTTACCTGCGAACAACTCAGTCATAGGCTCTGGGTAAGTATCAGACTCACTGCATACCTCTTTCAATTTCAGAACGTCTCCACTTTCTAAATAAGGGTACAAACGTTCAATTTGAGAGAATTTCAAACCATATTCGTGTTCCAAAGTAGAAAGTCCGTTCCAAATCTCTTGGTAATTGTGTTGTTGTTGCTTATTTAAAATCAACCCCAATAATGGAACCAAACGTTGTGCTTTCTCATAATCAGCAAAGTGCCACACAAAAGCTGGGATAGTCTTATAACCATTTCTTGAAGCCCCATAAACTCGACGAAGACCTGAAATCAAAGTGTACATTTCAATTTCTTCTCCATCTACTGAAGGTAAAGCCAAGACATCAATAGGATTTAATACCCTACCGAAATCCTCAATCGAAGCAGTCAAACCGTTTTTGGTTGCAAAACGAGCTTTTTTATCAAACTCCGTAATGACAATCGACTCAATCGGTAAATCCATACGCAACTCACGGTCGTATTTCAAACCACTAAGAATCTTATCAATATCCTCAAATGGACTAAGTACCGAAGGAGTTTCGGATACTCCTACAATATCTACTGGTGTTTCTACTTCTAAATTATCTAAATCAGAAATGCTCTCAGAAGTTCCTATTTGCTCCGTATCGAGAGTTTTTTCCGAGTCTATAATTTCCCCACCCACTTCTTCTAAATCGACTGTGGGCGATTCTGAGGCCTCAGGAGACCACTCTACAACTTCTTCTCCTACCTCTGAATAAGGTACTACTTCTTCTCCAACTGGAGCTTGTTCTTGACTTGAGGATACCCCTACCTCTAAATCATCTAAATCATCCCATAAATTATCTTTATTCACGCTAACCTACCTTCTTAATAACTGATCTACTGAACGACCTTTAGAGTCACACACCGTAGTTATTCCTAACTCTGGTGACGACCAAAAATATATCGGACTCTCAGGTTTTAAACCGAATACTAGAATGTCTAATGGACTTTCTAACGGTAACTCTAATACGGTGTGCCCTGCAATCTCAATACCTAAATCTTCACTGTTTTTACCATGCAAACCTAAATCTAAGCTACTCTCTACTAACTTAGGTTTATTGTTTGCAAAGTCATAAAAACCAAAATACGCACTACCTTCAACCTCGAATTGAGCCGTCACATCTAAGTAAGAAACAACTGCAAAAGGTTTCAAACCTTCTAAAGTCTGTTTCCAATGAATGTACTGTAACTTCGCTTTCTGAGGATTTACAGACCATAAAATTGGGTTAACCACTACACTATCGAAGCCAAACTCTTTAAACTTTTGACTGTGATGACTCGCCACACTTATCCTCAAATTCGTGGATAAAGCACTAACATCAGCGAGATCTTCAAGTAAGGATACCCAGTCTTCTACAATCGAATTGATATTTTGGTCTGCTTCTAAGTTATAACGAATATAAGGTAAAGTGTCAAAACCTAAGTCTTGCACAAACTTACACTCATCATCACGTTTTGCAAAGTTCAGTCCAAATTCAATATACTCAGAAGCATAAAAACGAATCGTAGAAATCAACTGAGATGTTAAGTCCAACTTCGTATAGCTCATACTAGGAGTTAAATCCTCTTCGACAATCGAAGTATATAAGTAACCACAAATAGCGCTTTTTGGAATTTGAGCTAAGTCAACCAAAGTTATTAACCCTCTTCGCTCTAAATAAGGAAGAACCAAGCGTGTACAATCCATACCCTCTCGACCCTCTTCCAAAGAAATCGCACGTTGAAAGAAACCATGTTCATACACTAAAGAGACTTTGTTGTTGCTTAGAAAGACCTCTACATAAAGCTCTACATTATCTTTAGCTGCTAACTCTAACAAGCTCACATAATCATCATAGAAAGGCTCCGCCTTAGTTAGATACGGAAGTTGAGCCATCTTTTGACTCTCTTCAACCAAGTAAGTATCGCCTTTTGGTAAGCGAGCTTTCAACATATCTTGGTATTGTAAGTAATCTCTACCTAAAGACGTATCTTCTGCTCTTAACAATAGTTGCTCTCTTAAAGACTGTAACTCTTTTTCGAGCAAATAATAGGATACCACTCTGTGTTGGCTGTAAGTTCCATTAGCTAACTCTTTATCTAAAGTGTTGACTAACTCTTCTCGTTTATTTAATAACTCCTTTAATCGTGTACCAATTTCAACTGCACTTGGCACAACCCCTAAAAACGGAGACACTTCAAGCTTTGTTTGCAAAGAAAGGTCAACCTCGCTTTCATTTACTTTTTGTCAGTTTACCATTTTTTATACCAAATTGCAATAACTAAAGCAAACTTAGAAAAAAGAAAAATAGTAACCTTGCCAGTTACTATTTAATCACTAAATAACAAAATACCATTGAAGCAATACCGAGTGCTACGACTGCCATGATACCGAAAAGTCGGAACAAACGTAATAAGTTGATATTCAACTTAGCTAATGCACTTGTTTGGTAAACTTCTCGACCGTTCTTACGAATAGAGCTTACAGCAGATAAGAAAACCAAAGCGGTACAAGCCATTAAAATCATTTCAATGACCGAAACTGTCAAAGCATAGAAATTGGTAATTCTTGCTACGGTTGTAATCAAAGTAATCTCACCACTAATATAGTTAGTAGAAATGTTATAACCTAACGTGTAACCTGCGGTTAGTAAAATCATACCGACTAGGAAGTATAAGAAAGGTGCAGTTGAAATTGTTTTAACTTTAAACTCTTTCGTACTCTTAAATAAAGCTTGCTTCATCAAGGATAAACGACCGCTTAATGTACCATCCACTAAAGACTCATATACATAAAAGGCAAGCCAAAACATAACTGAAACGAGGAAAATACGAACAAGCCAACCCCCAGATACACCAATGAGTTGTCTGAAAACTTCCCCTCTAATACTGGAAACATGTTGATCCATTTAAGAAACCTACTACTTTCTAAAATTCTGCTGAGTTAAGGTTCAAACCATGAATTAAGGCTTGACCTGATTGCGTGGGTTGATATTCCAAAACATAGTGAATATCTTCCACTTTACCATACAAAGAACCGCACAAGTGACACATAGCACAAGACACTGTAACTTGTGCTTCACTTTGACCGTTGGAGACTTGTACCGTATGAACCTCAGACGGTAAATAGTGCAAACCATCTTTATCAAAGTGTTTAATGGTCTGAGGAAATACCTCATCCTCTGGGAACTTTGTCAATTTGTTTTCGTAACCCTCTCCAAATAAGTAGAGAAAGGCTTGTCTTATCAATTCTGTCTTAGAACCAAGTGCCATGTAGACCTACTTTCTAGCGAAATCGCTTTGTATTCTAACGACCTAAACTACTTTTATTTTAAACTGTAACTAAAGCTACATTGACTACAATGTAATACATATCAGACTCTTCAAAGACCTCTGCTTTGACACCAAAGCGACCAAGGTAGGGAGTTTCTAAAATATAAGACTTAGACTCAATCTCTTCTTTCCCACAAGTGTCCACCCACGTGTGAATTTGGTTTTTGGGGATACCGCTAACATGTTCTACTGGGAACTTAGCATATTTTTTAGCTTTTTCCTTGTCTGTGTAAACTTTAACAGTAGCTTTTCGACTTAACACTTGTGGTTTTTCATCTAAACCATAGGTTTTCACACAATGAAGCGCTAAACCTACTGCATCCAGTCGGTCTTGGTAACCACTCTTTAAATAAACCTCAAAGGAGTCATATTCTCTCCACTTAGTCGCCCAAGGATGTGCTAGTTCCTGTAAACATAAGAGAATTTCTTCTTTTTCAGCATTATCTTTCGACCAAACTGCTTTCTTCAAAGGAACTACACCTGTTTCAGAACGTAGAGTGGCTTTCCATGTTTTGTTCGATACCCTAAAGAACCTCTTAGCCTTTAAGACACCTTCAGCTAATAAGTAATCAAGTGTGAAGTTCAATGCATAAGCTACAGAAGAGGTCTTTGCATTGTTTCCGAGCAAGGCTTCCTCTATGCACAACATATCAAGCTCCACTTGACCTTTTAAAACCTTAACTAAGATAAAGTCTTTCAACTCTTGCATTCGAAGACCTACAGAGTAAGGACTGTCTAAGTCTTTAATGGAACTCTTCAAGTTAAAAGTTTCCAAAGTTTGACCGTTCCAATAGGCGATACCGGTGGAGGTTTTAGATAAGTCTAAAGCCAAAACACTGTTTAAACCAAAGCGCTCAGAACCTTCTTTGAAGTAGTCTAAGTAAGTAAAACAAGGAGACCCACCAAAGTCTTCCATATCAAATGTAAACATTAAGCCGACCCTCCTTCTGTACTCTTCTTAGACGATTTTACTTCAAGAACTTTATTAGTAATTAAGGTCAACTGCTCTTTCAAACCTTGCAAAGATAGAGAACCTTGGTTGAACTTCTCTTTCAAAGTTTCCACGTTTTCTCTATGAATAGAGACTGTATAAGGTGGAGCTTTTGAAAAGTCAAACTTAGACTTCTCTTCTTGAACCTCTACAATCGTATCACTTAACTCAATACCGTATAGTTTAGCTAAACTCTGCAAGTAGCCAAATCCGTTTGGATACCGCTCTCCTAAGTATTGTTCTGCAAAGAGCTTATGAAATCCAATGATTGTACCTTTTACCCCACAACCAAAGCAGTTGAAAACCTCAATACCAGTTTCACCGTCTTTGACGATACCGAGAGAAGGTTTTAAATCCTCGTGGAAAGGGCAAACAACTCGACTATTTCCAGCGCTGAACCTATAGTCTGAATAGCGGGGTAAGTGCTTGCATACGACAACGTCCCAATAGTTTGAAATGGTTACATCATAATGTCCTATAAAGTTCTTATGGTAAAGCAACTGTTCTTCTAACTGACGATAAGAAGCTTTAACTGTTCTTCTCTTTACTCGTGAAGTGCCAATCACTACAAGTCACCACCTAACTGAAAGTCTTTCGGAATAACTGTGCATTCCAAAGTAACTGCAGACTGCAATTTTACCAAAATCAAATCTACAATTTGTTTCGAAAAGTCTTTAGATGCGCCACCTACATAGTGGACAACACCAGCTTCTACCATGAAAAGCAAAGATCCACCTACAATTAAGGTAGTTTGCTCAGAACCCTCTAAAATATCCAACTCACGTGAACCTAAATAGAACTCAAACAAGTCTAACAAATAGAGTTTCCTTAACTTCGAAAAATCAAACTGCATCAATCATGCACCGACTTTCTCTTCGGATATACCCCTCGAATAAAGACTGCCGAAACAAGTTCATCAACTCTGATACCCTTAAGTGGTGTATCAAAATATCCTTTAGGTTCTTTAAATTTATGGTGTTCTTGACCATCCCAAAATCCATAGGGTCGAAGTTGGACACTTTCTAGCAACTTAAATAGTTCAGTTAAAGACAAGTGGAAAGTTGGAACTAAACACTTATCTAAGCGCAAATGTTGTTCATCTACTAAACTTGCTACTGCAAAAGGTTTTAAGTCGTTTTGCTCTCCAATTAAACTTGGTAAGTAATTCAAGAAACGAACTACTTCTGCTAAGTACAAGTCTTTCAACTCTTTGATTGTGACAAGCGCTTGCGCACCTTGATACCCTAATTGCTTTGTATAATGTTGTAATAAGTGTTCTTGCACCACTAAATCTACAACCTCAATGTAAACCAAAGGAGTACCTTCAATATCAGCGACCCAAAGCCAATCGTAAGCTAAACCTAAATCAACAACTGATCGAGCTTCACTACTATCTAGTTCCTCTTTATAAAGAATAGTGTACTTATTGGTAAACTCCAAGACACCTTCCATAAAGAGGTCGTAGAAATCTTCTACAAATTGGTCTAATATCTCTTTTGTAAACTGTTTACTAGCCATTTAATATCTTCTCAACCCCTTCCCTTACTTTTTCAAATTCTAAAATTTCCCATGTGTTATAAGCACTTAACAAGTCTTCTGAAACTCCGTCACTCGGAGCCAACAAGATGTTTGAGGATACCGAAATCAAAGAGTTCCAGCTCTTCTTATTCATCGCTACGCTTGGAACACCATCTATGTTGGTAATGAATATAGGAAGTTCATAAGTGTTATTGGCTACTTTCAAGAACTCTACCATACGGTAAACGTTGAAATAACCTCTATAGGTTTGATCCAAGGGAAGACCTCTCAATGTATCTTTCAACACAGAAAACAACAACTCCTTAGAGTAGAAAGGTAATTGCAACTTTTGAAAGACTTCAGTTTTTGAACCCTCGGCTACATACTTATAGCTTGCTTTATTCAAAGGAAAGACCTTTAAAGCAAAGACTTGGTTATAGAATTGGCGGAACTCAGACACCGAAAGAACACCTTCAAGGTCTTTTTTCTCCAACAAACCAAGGCAAATCAAAGCACCTAATCGAGCATCTGAAATTGAGCCTAAATTCATCACTTTATCTAAATGACGAACAAAGTCATAAGGTATAAATTCTTCTGTGCCTGTTTCTTTACCGACTAAAGCGGACTTCAAGGCACTAGAGACCTCATTAGGTTGTAAACCAAACTTAGCTAAGAATGAGTTATAGGAAACATAATAAGAACCATTTATCTCAAAACTATCACTTGATTTTGTTCCTCTCAAGTAGTTCAGTACCGAGGTTTCTACGAACGTACCAACACCTTTGACCTGCAAAGGAGAGATACTCATTGAGAAGAGTCGGCTACGCTCAGTCAAAGTCAAATTCACTAAGGTATGTTGAGTTAAAAAGGCACAAACAGTAGAATAAGTCACACTTGGTAAAATGTAAACCTTTTTCTTAGACTTAGCACCTACAATGTTCATTAATCGCAACTCTAAATACCGTACCAAAGAGTAGAGTTGACTTGGACTCAACTCTAATTTACTTGCTACTCTCTCAATCGAGTAATCTAACTGACCTTGCAAGTCTTGAACGAACTGAAAGTATTCCTCAGTTAAACTATCTGACCAATAATAAGGAGTATTGGTAAATAAATCTCTCACAATCGCACTAGGTTCAGACTCTAAGAACTTATCAATAAATTCTTTCTTGTCATAAACCTCTTTTAATTGTTCGACTACCTTTTCTAAAGTATAAACACACAAAGAAGGTGCTTGTGAATACAACACCTTACTTAAACGAGGATAGGTGTCCTTAGAAATAACCTCTAGTCCACCTTTTACTTTTATTACTTCAAATTGAGCTTGGGAGCGAACGTAGTCTTCGGATACCCTAAAGAACTTCGCTAAATCTCCTACACTCACACAAATTTCAAATTTAGACATTGATATCTCCAACATCCAAGACGACAGCTTCACCGTTCCGCATTTCTATCACTTGGTCTTTCATTTCTATCACATTATTTGCAACCTTATCCGTAAAGACCGAAAGCGGAGCCATCTCTCCTGCTAAACGTGAGGGAAGTAAGTACATTTTAGCTATGTTCTTTGCAGACATAGCGTCATTTGTATACAACATCAAGTTTAAGTCTGCTGATTTTGTCAACTCTTTTGAGTCAGCCGTAACGTTTCGCAACTCACGGTGGATACCCTTACCTAAATCTTGAATAACGTCAGTAGCCAACTGAGAAGGTAACCAAACACAAATATCTAATAACCCTTTCAAAGTCTCTAAACGTATAGACAACTTCTCTAACATGGTTTTCTTATCTGAGTACTGACTGCTATCCATCGCTTGTGCGTAGTCAATGACAACAAACTTACACTCTTTTTCCTCTGCTGCAACTCGGAGGACGGTTTCAACCGATTCCAACTCAAACGGATAATCTGGTAAATATATTTTACCATAATTTGGGTTACTTACCAAGTCCATACGAGAAATCTTTTCTAGCTCAGCAACAGAACTATCTAAAGTACCACGCTGAATGTCGATACCTGCAATCTTTTCGTAGTTTTGACCTCTTTGTACATTGTAGTAATAGTCAAAGTGAGTTGCACGGAGTTCAGCCATTACTTTACCTGAACCCCCCTCTTTCCCCCAAAAACAAATACCAAAACCGTTTAGGAGAATTTCATGAGACAAGCGAACTGCAAATTTTGACTTCATACCCTTCTCTGGGGCTGCAAAGACCGCAAAGGTGTTGGTATAAATCCCACCAATCGTAGCACTCAAAGTCGGTAAATGTTGCAAATTAGACAACAAAGTAGGCTTGTTAGACTCTTCTTCCTCAAAGTCAATATCAGAAGCACAGACAAGTTGATAAGAGTTTTCTTTACCTAATGAAGCCTTAATACTATTTACTTTCTGTGAAAGAAAATCAAGCGCACCTTCGATACCGAAGAAGGATTTACGCTGAGACCGAATGGGATTCGTTAAGGCAATCGAAGCTTGTTGCAAAGAGTCATTAAAGGCTAATTTAGCATAAACCAATTTAAAGCGAGTTAAGGCATCTTCAAAGGTTGGCTCTTTCAAAAATGAAGGGTTACGGTATTTTTGGTAAACCTCTACTACTGAAACCAACAAACCTTCAATCGCAGTTGAACCCTCACTTACATAAGACTCAAATTGAATACGATCAGTGTCCTGCGCAATCTCAGAAGCGTTTGCTTGCAAGTAAACTTTCAAATAGTCTAAATCAAGCAACAACCCTCTTTCCATCTGTACTTTCTTCAACATAGAGTAAAGCACATAGTTCTCATTGCGGAAATAGTCATTTTGCAGACGACCCATCTGACCTCTTAGAGAGTCGAAGTCTCTAAGAAGATACCCCATCACTTGGTTTTCATAATACTCAAGTTGAACCTCTGGGCTTTTATCTGAAATCTCAGAAGGTGTAATGTCCGACACATAAGCGGACTCCGTCCCTTCTGCTTCAGACATCAACTCCCAAAGCTCTTTATCTTCAAACACTAAAAGCAAATCTCCTCTCTAATATTATTCCATTTACAGTTTAAATCAATAACTTAAAACCACCCACCACGTTCAAGAGCATCAAACTTCTCTTGTGTTGTCATATCTGAAACATCTTTGGGAGGTCTTGGCACTCTAGGTTGCAAAGGTGGTCTTTGATTTTGCGATACCCTTGGTTGAGTTGGTTGTTGGGGTTTTGAAACCGTGCGACTAGGTTGCACTTGTGGTTGACTAGGCGCTTGTTTCTTTTCCAAAGGTTTACCGAAACGGTCGAGACCCATCTCCAAAAGTTCTGCTTCTGTGAAAGGCTCTCCTGTCAAATAGTTGTAAGCGGGATTATTGGATTCATACATAGGTTGTTGAAATCTTCTTTCTGTTTGTTGATAATAAGGTTCTTGCGGATAATAAGATTGTTGTGGTTGATAATAGTTGGGTTGAGTTAAGGAACTACGACCCAAACCATAATCGGTTATGGCGTCTTGCAAAATACGTTGAAAATTCTCTGTGTCTTTACCCCAAAAGTCAGTGAGATAAATGTTATCATCAAATCCCATAACAGAAATAACCACCGAACCAAAGAAGATACCCCTACCTCTTTGCACACTTGCAATCTGAGGTAAGTTCACAGTTAATTGGTACTTGTTCAAAACCAACCCTTTATCTAAAATATGCAAACGCAAATTGGTCACACAAACCAAAACTCGTGCTTGACCGCTTTTACAAGCAGTTATATAGCGAAGTTCTTCGTCTGCTCTCAAAGTTTTTGCTAACTCTTTTAGCTCAAAACCCGTACCAATAAAGGGAGTTTTGACTAACATATTCATAACCTTATTGTGTTCCAAAAAGGGAAGTATCTTTTCTGTGTAATAGGGATGTACCATATTTCAACCCACCTTATCAACCTTTAATCTATTTGTTATTTTTCATCGAATTTAGAGTTGACATCTTTAATCGAGAAAATCTCAGAACGCTGAAACGATACCCTATTACGACCTACACTAACCAACGCTTCATCAGGTGCGCCTATTAGAAATCTACGAATATCGGAGCTATTTGAGGTCTTTGATAGACAACACCAACGACCTTTGTACTCTTCTCCAACTTCACCAATCGTAATTTGGTCTCCTGCTTGCAAGTCAACCCTCTGACCACTAACCAACACTAATTCTACAACTGAAACCATTCTAATCTACCTTTTATTTTCGACCAAAGAGCTTTTTAAACTTTGAAAAGAAACGTGTAACAAAGTTCTTCTTTTTCTCGTCCTTTAACCTAGTTAAAGCAGCTTGAGCTTCTTCTAATTCTACTTTAAGATTGTCTTGTTCTTGACTCAACTGAAGAATTTGAGCTTGTTTAGAACGCACTTCAGTACGAACCTCCTCAATTCGTTCTGCGTGTTCTTTCTCTAAGGTATTGATATATTCAGAAGTAGCTTTCTTTTCATCTTCCATATTAGATTTTTCAGACTTCCACTGAATCTTATCCAAAGCAAACTCTTTTTCTTTTTGCTCAAAAGTTTGGATACGCTCCTCTGCTTGTTTCAGAGAATCTTCAACTCTTTTATATTCAGTTTTAAGATTTTCTAACTCTTTTTCCAAATCGTTTGATAAAACAGTCTCTCCTGCGTTGTGAAATCGAACAGACGAATCGTCTGAAACCTCTACTTTCTCTTCAACTTCTTGAACTGGTTGAGAGTTTTTTGTTACCTTATGAGGTTGAGTTCCATAAATAATCAACTCTCCATCTAGGTTTGCAAATTGAGGTTTTGGACGACCACCTTTAGGAACCTCATGATTTACTGCAGATTCAGACAGTTGAATCACTTCAATCGGAGAAATACCCGGAACTTCAAACTCCACGTCTTTACGCAAATCATATTCTTTTCGAATACTTTCAACAGTTTCAGCAGAGTATGCCATCATAAAGATAGAAACTTTAAACAACTGAGCAAAATCTGTACTAGATAAGCTCCAACGAGCACCGGAATTACTTACACGAATTGACCCAGTGTTAGGATTAGCTTTAGTTGTAGAAATTCGTACATAAGGGGCATATTTATTAACTACTTCACTTGTAAGTGTAATTTTCATTTTCTTCTAACTCCTAAAAATCAATATTTTCTTTATTATATCACAAAAATAACTATAAATCAATAAAAATAAGCAAGGAAATTGAAATTTTCAAAAACCTTACTTAAAGTTTATAAGTTATATAAATCTGCTTCTGCAGAACTTAATGTTGCTACAGGTCTTTTCGACTGCGTACTTTTAGCTTTTCCTCTTGCTTTTTGAGGTACTACATCTTCTAACTCAACTTCAGACATATTCAAGCCTAGCACCTTATTTGAATTGCGAATTACTCGATTTGTTCTAGCGACTCGCTCTTCCTCGGTGCTATTTTGACGAGGGATACCGATATACAGATATTGACGAGGAGAATAACTATCCTCAGAACCCAAACGTTGCAAGACATTGTTAATCTGAGAACCATCCGTTAATATCACATAGGTGGACTTCCCTTCAAAAGCACGTTGTCTTACAAAGTCCTCTACTAAATAACCATCTTCTCGCATAGAAGGACTATAAGCAATAACAACCACTTCGCTCAACATGAGATTTTCGTAGTCTTCGCGCTTCTGTTTGATGCCCTGTAAACGAAAAGGTGTAATAAAAGGATGTACACTCAACCCTGCTTTATAAGCAGACCCTAGCAACCAAAAAGCTAACATTTCAATATCCGCTCGGACTCCTAAGTAAAACAATACAGAAGTCTTTGGCTTTTTCCCCACCGACAAAGAACCAACTAAAGCTCCAATAGAATCTTCAATAGAGTTGAACTGTTCTGTATCTAAACTCTCAGCTGTTAAGTCTCCTAACACTTGTCGCAAATCTACGAACAAACGAGAGAATACCCTACGAAGACCTAACTTCTCAGATAAACCTTGAGTTGTTCCTTCTTGAGCTTGCACTCCCTCTACTACCTGTTTTGTTCTTAGTTCCTCACACAAAGGACAAGGAACTAATTTATTTACCGCAATGTCAAAGACTAAACCGTCTGAACACTCGGTTGATTTACATAACTTCATTTATTTCTCCGTATTTTAACTATAATCTTTCAGAACAGAAAAGAGAACATCAAAAACTTTAGTTAAGTCTGTTTCTTCTGTTATAATCGTGCTTAGTTTCATCCAACCATTTCGGAACGAGAACTCCAAACCAACTTCCTTGAATCTATCTGAGTCCTCAGAACAAAACTCATTTCCATAGTAAAATGGGAACTCAATTACAAAGTAAGCGTAATCTCTTACTATGTGGAAGTAGGCTGCATATAAACTTGCATCTTCTCTATCAAAGTAGAAGTACCAGTTCAATTTGCTGACTTCCCACTCAAAATCAAACTCACTAGACTTGAAATTGAAACCTTGAGAGCTGTGGTCTTTACTTGTGTAATCTGTTACCAACTTTTCTAAGTCGGATAAAATCATTGGTGTTTTTATTATCATCTAAACTAACTTTCTGCTTTTACAAATCTTGGTTGTATCGTCTTAGTAGACCTTCAAAGACTAATTTGAAGTCGGAATACACCCAGCTCTGCGGATACCCCACCCAAATAAGAGCGAGAGTCATTACAGAACTAGCTGAAATAATAGCTTCTTCACTTACAAAATTGTCTACATCAATAAAGGAATCTGCGAAGTCCCTCAATGTTTCGGAGTCCATGCCAATCCAATTACCAAACTCGTCAAAACCTAAATATACTGGTTGTTTGTTCATATTTCTGTACCTTCATCTGAGTATTTGTGGAAACCCGTTTCATCTAAATAACCTTGCCAAAGTTCATTACCTTCAGAGTCCAACTTCAACAAGTTAATACGAGAAAACTCAGAACCTGATTTAGAACCACCATCTATAAAGTAACGTGTAATCAATGGTTCACCATCTAACTCCAAACTATCCTTCAAAATCTGACAAGGACTTATTGGATGTTCATATTCTCCCATTGTGCAAGTCGGAGTATGCCCTGAAATAATGGTTTTCCCTTTAAAGTCTGGGTGCAAGTCCACATCAGTTAAATGGTTCAAAGAGTCAATATAAAACTCGCGAGTCCAAACCATCCCTTCAGTATCTTGCTTGTCCAAAGGCAAATCTAATTCAAAACCTGCGTGTACTAAAATATTCTTACCGTCCTCTAAGTAATAGGGAAGAGAACGTAACCAAACCAGTTCATCATACAAGTAAAACAAAAGTTGTTCTCTCAAATCGCTTTCTGAGGCAAAGGGGATACCCAAATTAGCAAGAGTTTCCTCTCTACCGTTCATATACCACCAGTTTGTAGTGAAGGGTCGAAAAGCACTATCTAACAAGAAAATATCATGGTTTCCTACAATCGCTTTTGCTTTACCACTCTCACACAAACCCTTCACAAAATGAAGAGTATCTAAGGTAGCATTTGGTTTTAACTCGAAACCATCTATATAATCTCCACCAAAGCGAATTTCACAGTTCTCATCTGCGAACTCTGGTAAAGTTTCTAACTGTTTTAGAACTTCGTAATTTGCATGAATGTCAGATAAATATAAGTAAGACTTCAACTTACACAAACTCCTTATTTACTTCTTCTTTTCCTACTGTTTATTCAAAGAAAACAACTAAATTAGAACCCTCAACCAACAGACCAAAAGGTGCGTGAGTTTTACCCTCAACTTCGCTACCCATCATGTATAGGTTTGAGAACTTATTTGCTAGAATGTCTTCCTTGAAATTTTTCATGTTGTAAAATTCAACTGTAGAAGAGTTGTCTAAACCTAAGTTAGCTAGCTCTTCAAAGTCTTTTAATTTCATCTTTCATAACCTAATTCATCTAAAATCTTATCAACTTCTGCAACCGCAGAGCGAATATTCTTCGTGCTTTCAACTGACTGTAACTCCGGTTTTACATAAAATGCGAACTTTTTAGTTTTCTTGCGCAAAAGTGGATATCCGTGGCTTTTTCGCCAGTTGTTAGACCAATAATGAGCGTATTTGTAGTCTGTGTTCACTGAAGTATAAAGAACCATTTGGTCTTCTGTTTCTTTTGGTTTTGGAGCTACATAAACAAAGAGTGAGTCTTTATCTTCGTTGTAATTCGTTGGTTGAAATCTTTTCATGTTACTACCTCATTTAACTTAAAGTTAAACCTTCTTTCGTTTCTTCTAAATCATTTGACCATTTAGGATAAGAGACAACTCCATTCATATCTTGGTTCGAATAGGATACCGCTACAATAGACGAGCTTGCGCCCTCTGAAATCTCTTGCTTAGTAACTTCCACCACAGTATTTACCAGGTCTAGGTCTAAAAAGAAATTGTTCAATAAGCTAACTTCATGTTTGGTATGAGCTAATCTATCTTTCGTACTTACACAAGCTTCTTCTAAGACTTTGTACTCTTCTCTTCTCGCTAAAATTAAGTAAATATGCTTATCATGAATATCTTGGCTACGAACAATACGACCTTCAATCTGATTCGTAATCCCTGAGTTTCCTGTGAAAGAGTAGAAAATCAAGTGGTTCATGAAACCTAAGTTTAAACCTTTTTTCAAGTTAGTTACAATAACTCTATAACCTTCTTTATGAAATTTGTCTAATTTTGCATCTTTCTTCTTAGGAGTATTATCTTCTCCATTTATAGTGAGAGCCTTTATTCCCAACCCCTCCAAAAATCGAACCAACGTGTTCTGAGCATCAACAGAATGAACATAAATCAAGGCGTTATCTTGACCGATACGGTATTTAAACAAATCTTCAATCACTTGCAACTTAGGTAAAACCTCTGGTGTAATCTCTAAATCTGGGTCAAACCATGAAGGTTCGTCCCAAACATAACGCTTATGTCTAGTTTTACTAAACAGTTTGTTTTGGTACTGTGAAGGCTTGTATAAGACCAGCTCACACGTGGAGTTTTTGACGGATACCCCAAGCTCTTGACGAGCTGTACCAAAAGCCATAAATCGAGTACAAACTTTAAACAACTCTGGGTCCTTGTAACCTAAAATTTGGTGAGTTTGAAAGGACTTCTTCACGAACAACTCTTCAAACTTAGTCTTTAAAGGCATCGCATCGGGAAATAGGAAATTAAGCTGATTGTACATTCCTTCAATAGACTTCTCAAATGGTGTAGCGTTCATAACAACTACATGGTTTGCGAACTTAGTTCTTACTGTCTTACAAGCCTTATAAATGTCAGACTTAGTAGAACCCAACACCGAACCTTCATCAATAAAGAAATAGTCAAATTTACCGTGTAGTTTCACAGTGTTTGCAAGCCACAACATGAAATCGTGACTTGAGGATACCGCTGAATAAGAAGCTACAACCCCACTAGGAGATTCTAACTCTTTCTGCTCCTTGATAAAGCTACTCACTTGGTTGGAGTCTCCAGTAGTGGTTGCTACATAATCTCCTGTAAAACGAATTAACTCTTTTCGAGCTTGTGCAACCAAACCAACCTCTGTTAAGAACAAATAACGCAAAGGTCTCCCCTTTGTCCGTTGCTTCAAAGCTCCTACATGGCTAATAACCGAAGCAACCGTAGCCGTTTTCCCTAACCCTACACTATCCATAATAAGTGCCGAGCGTGCTGCTAAAATAAAGTGGACTCCGTAGGTTTGATACCACCGAAGAGAGCCTTTTGCTACACCCTCTTTTAAAGACGACTTTGTAGCAATAACTTGTTCTACTTGTTCAGGTGTTAAATCTAGCAAACTATCTGCTAACTCCGGAAAACCAACTTGGTCTTTATCCTCATTAGCTTTCTGAATAATGCTATCTAACAACTTATAGCGTTGGATAGGAGCTGACTTATCAATAAAACCCCCATTGTAAAATGAGACTTCGGTTACTGCCACAAATTTTCGCCTTTCTTGTTATTTTTATATTTAATTTTAGCAAACTCAAAGAAAAAAGTCAAGGGTTATCCCTTAACTTTTACTTGTTTTCTAATGCTTTGTAAAACTCACTTAAAATGAGTGCATCTACTTCCTTCTTAAACTCTGGATTTAAAGCAGTTACTACAGGTTTATACACCTCTGCATATAATTTACGCTCTGGGAATAGAACCTTGTATTGGGAACCTTGGCGCTTCACTTTTATACCATGAACAACAAGCCAACCTCCTACTAAAGCAGAACAAATTCCGCAAATTCCATTTGGGATACCTTCTGCATTGACTTTCACAAAGCGAATGTTTTCTACTAATTTCACAACTCTTGAAAACCTTTCTAACTACGAGTGAGCAAAGATGAGAACTCCACCTTTACGCAAGACCTTACCTTGCCTTACTGCAGACTCAATCTCACTTGGAGAGAAATAACCTAATGCTACTTGCTCTTGTACTCTCAAGTTTCTACGACAGTAAGACACAAAATCCTCATTAACCATGCGAACCGTTTTATCGTTTGCTTGAACTGGAGTTTGAGGTTGAATTTGAGGTCTTTCTACAACCTGTTTAGGTCGAACGACTGGTTTTGGTTGAGGAGTAGGAGGAACTTGAGGTCTTGGAGTAGGTTTAGGCTCTTGAACCTTACGAGGTGCAACTTCAGGTGCGGATACCCTAAGTTGAGGTTGATGAGGTTTTACAACCTCTTTTTCTTTCGCTACATAAGTCCAAGGCTCTCGCTTACCTACATAATCTGAACGGAAAATTTCCTCTTTGAACTCTACTCTAGTTGGTTCACTCTCTAAATTGCTCTCAGAAGTCTCAGATTGGCTCAGATTTGATTTTTCTTCTGAAGTCGATAATTTACCTACCTCTAAGCCGAAATTGTTTAGAGACGATTTAGGAGAGTTTGAGAATGGGTCAGAAAACTCATCCTCTTCTGAAGGGTCTACTTCAAACTCTCGCAACTCTAACTCTTGTTCATCATCACTAGAACTACTACTCAACCCCAAACTTGCAAAGGAAACTCCTTGTAATGGGTCTTGTTCTTCTTCCTCATCTCTACGTTCAACTTCTTCTTTACTCTTCATAGAAGTCAACCAGTCTGAGTCTTGAATAGAATCAAACCCCTCAAACAATGACTCTAACTCAACCGTCTCATCTTCGGAACCTTCGGTGTCGAGAAGATACCGAGGACTTTCTTCTACAACCTCTGTCTTAATGCTTTCTCTTGAAACTGTAGGAAGAGGGCGGAAGAGAGAAATTCTTTCAAATTCCCTCTTTTTAACCTCTTCATAAGTCTCATAAGAAGCCATTTTTCTAGCGTATACTTGCATTGCAAGCAGAAACCTAGAACTACTAATTGGATATGTAATTTCCATGTGTGTTTACAACTCCTATCTTTCTGCTCTATGCCTTTAAATGTCTCGGATAAAGTCTATATTACTTGTGTTAGACTTAGGGAAACGTAAAGAGTCTTCGTCTGCAAAGTCCGTGTCGGAAACAGAAATACCAAGCTTACCTAAAGTTTGACTTGCTTGCTCATTTTTTAAACGAGTTACATAAGCAGAGGTAGCAGCTTCTTCAGGATACAACTTCGTCCACATCTTCCGTTGAGTTTCATATAACTTATCCAAGCGCTCTTTTCCACCATTCATACTCATAATCAACGGAGCGTGACCGAACTTCGGTTCATCAGAACCAGCAAGAGTGTAAGCAAAGTCACCTGTGTTAGTTGTTGGGAAGTCAATTTGTCTGTATGAGTCTTCCCAAATCGTTTTCTGAATTGGTTGACCCGCTTTAACTGCAAATCGATTCCCCACCATACGAGAAGCGGTTTTAGGGAAGTAATCATTGTGCAGTTGGTGAGGTACGAAAATCAAGAAGATACCGACATTTGGGAAAGCAGTTAAAATCTCACTCAAGTAAGCTTTGTATGTGACTTTCTCATCTTTATCCAATTTCTCAGCAAAGGAAATAATCTCATCTAAAACCACAAACAAGTAAGGCAACTGCTCAGACTCATCAGAACAATTCGCATTGTAGTTCTGAATTTTCAACTGATCACCAATCAATCTCTTTCTTCGAGGAGCTTCTTCTGAAACCACCCAATCAAGCAAGTCCATAATGGCTTTTGTACCTGTTGCAAACCTACGCAAGTGAGGTAAGGTAATTTGGTACCAGTCGGAGTCTTTGTTTTTCATATCTCCTGCAACGACTTGAACCTTACGAGGAGAGTTTAAAGCCATCATTTGGTTGACGATACCGGTAGCAAGGACAGACTTCCCTGTTCGAGCCATCCCTGCAATAATCGTACCTGTGTGTTTTGCCAAATCAAGAAGAATAGGTTCTCCATATTCATCAGCTCCGAACACTACTGGGAGTTCGTTCTTAGTATCTAAGAAGAAGTCTTTACTTGAAGCAATCAAATCTCTTAACATAAAGGAGGTACCTGTCTGCTTAAAGATAGTAATAGCAATACGACTACCTTTACCAACCGCAGTAGTTGTTACATTTTCACCAAAGTAATCTTTCATTTGGTCTTTCAACAACTCTGTAATCTCTTTTGCAAAGAGGGTTTCTTTCCCTTTTAACTTCTCTGGTCGGTCAGTGATAATTTCAAATACCGACACACGCTCTGTAATGGACTCGACATTTACCCAATCCATTTCAGACAAGCCTTTAACTCCACCCGTTTGGGCGTCTCGAAGGAAAGTCTCTAACTGTTTAAACTCTAAGCTATTCTTAGAAACCTCACGAGACCAATCCGGTTTCAAACTAGAACCATCTAAGACAGACAAGTATTTATCAAGCAAGAGATTTCTAGTTACTAACTCTGGTTCTACTAAACCACCCGCTAAATCTGAAGTAAAAGCACTTTCAGATACTTCTTCCAATTTAGGGTGTTCTAATTCTTCCCTTGAACTAGACGAAGAGTCTTCTGTTTCTCCCGAGTCTTCTTCTAAGTCCTCAGACTCATCATCTATGCTCCCCCAAATGTCCTTGGCGCTTGCGCCTTTTGAGGGGATACCCTTGGGTTGGGGTTTTAAATCCTCTTCCTCATCGTCTATATTATCAAAGTTAGTTGGTTTCGGTCTTGTCATAGGCTCAAAACCTTGTCTTTTGGGAAATGGAGGTTCGTCCTCTTCATCATCCCAACCTCCACTTGATCCGAAGTTTTTAAACTCATTCGGAACTTCTCTTCTTGGAGGTTGTCCAAAACCACCTATAGGGTCAGAGCTTCCCATAAGGTTTGGAGAACCAAAACCATCATCTATAAAGTCTCTTGGTGCGCCAAACTCAGAAGGTTGTGGAGCTTGTGGGATGACTTCTTCTTTTGGTGAGTCATCAACTAACCCCCACTCTTTATTCTGAGAGTTCTTATACAAGAAAATACCACCACTCACTCCACCACCCACAAGCGAAATGAAGATACCAGGAGCAGTTGCAAATCTCGTAAACAAACCAAACAAGAACGAGAAACCACCTACTGCACCATAGTATAAGAGAGCAGCGGTCAATCCTTTTCTTAGTTTGTAGTCACTTCTGAACATATCATCCGACTCAGACAAAACAGGCCACACATAGGAAGACAAATGTTTCCATAAGCCTTTACCAACCTTGAAGACTTTATCCATCCAATCTTCATGTTGACTTAAATGTTGTGGGGGTTGGTTTTGTTGTGGAAACCCTTGTGGTTGTCCAAACGATTGCCTTGGAGGTAAACCCCCACCTACTCGATTTGCAAAAGGGTCAGGTTGCATACCTCTCATACGAGCTAAAGGGTCGCCACCAGGACCTTGGCGCATACCACCAAAACCTCCTCGGTCTCCTGAAATACCATTTTCAAATTGTTGATTTTCTCGCTCTCTACGAGCATCTGACTGCCTTGTTAAGTCGTCATTTGAATTTCTCCAATCCATTATCGTTTACCTCCTAACGTTACTGCAAAGACTACTAATACATAGACCACACCTACTCCAATTACGAGGAAACGACTCTTCTTAACCTCTTCTTTCAACTTTTCAGAGGTTATAGAGTTTGCAACACCCCAAAGGATACCCCCTAAAAAGAGAATTAAACTTAATAACATCATTTTTACTAATCACCTAAACTATATTACTGCTTATCTTGTGCAATGACACCAGTTCTAAACAACGGTGTATCACTAATTACACGTGGAATATCTGCTTTTACAACCGCAGACTCCCCAGAGTTCAACTTCAAGACAAAGGCTTTTTTATAAGGTTCTGCGTGTACTTGGTCATAACCAGCTACCAAACCTTCATCTTCCTCAATAACTGCACCAATCTCAGCTAATTCATCCGCCAAGTCAGTGATACCGAGAGCTTTACATACAATCTCTTGGTAAACTGGAGATTTGATTTTCCCAACCATAGCTAGTGTGTAGTTGGCAAATAGAGAAAATTCATCTTTTTCAACCAGTTTAACCGGGTCATTGGAAGCGACAATGTTAATATCCCCTGCTTTACGACCCCCTGTGATTGGAGTTTTCAAAATCTCTACTGCGTTTGGAAGAGAACTAAAACGTTGCAACTCTTCCCAAATCTTCACATTGTAAAGACCACGAGAGAAAGGATACACTGTTCTGTAGTAGGCTACGGTTGCAGCGTTCATAGGAATGAGAATAGCGTCCAATTCAGATAATTGACTTTCTGGGACACCTCTCATGTTGTAATCGCAAATAACTAACTTCGCATCAATAATATCTTTCAAGTAAACTGGGTATTTAAAGTAGTTATTCAACTTCTTACTTGGTTCAAAGTAAGCACCAAAGGTTTCCAAGAAATAAATGTAATCTCTTTGGAAGTCTTTCAAAGCTGACTTATACAACTCTTTAATATCATCTTCACTTAAAACATTTTTGTCTTCCTCTGTAATAGAACTCAACACATCTTCTAAGTTCGGACGGTATTTCTTCAAATAGTTATAAACCGTGTAAATCGAGCAACCATCGAGGGCGTGCCACGTTTCGGGGTTGATTGAGACTCCATATTCACTGTAAAATAGGTCAACTCCACGCTCAACAATCAAAGGAATCCAAGCGTATTTCTTCAGAGTTTCTGCACCTGCTACCGCTCTAAACAAGTCAATAATATTCTTCCGAGAGCGAGTAAACAAGGTGTTATCCATCTCTCCATCACCTGTAGGTACAATCGGAACTGGGTCGAGGTAGCGACCTGAACCCATACCTAAGTCCAAAGAAACGACTTGGAAATCTTTCTCTAGCAAAGTTCCAAGACCCTTGTATTCCCCACCTTCATAGTCGTTAATGGTCATAATCATGCTGTCATTGGCTGCAAACTGTGTAGCCAACAACTTCATTTCAAAGGACTTACCTGAACCAGACATACCAATTACAATTACAATCTCAGCGTCTGTTACGTCACGTTTAAATTGGTGGAAGACAGGGGAGTGCGTTTCAATATTCGTACCTAAGTAAGTTGTACCGAAACCAACAACCCCTTGCTCAAATGGATGCCACTGTGCTCTTAACTCATCAGAGGTAAAGGTAGAGCGAATTTTACGCTTGCTTTCCTTAGACATTTCAGAGTTAAAAGGAGAGAAATCGCCTACGGTGTCTGCAATGATACCGGTAACTCGGTGAACTTGCATTCCTGTTCTCTGATTACACATGTGTTCAAAATCTTTCAACACATCTGTAAACTCAGACCCTCTATGTCCTGTTATAATAATCATAACTCGGACTTTATACAAGTAACGCTTGTCTTGGTCACTCAAGGTTGCGTCATTTGCGTATTCTACAGAAAGTGACAAGCGCTCATCTTTTTGAGCTGTCTTTACATACTTGTGCTGAGTGAACCTCGAACCCTTGCTTGACTCTTCTTGGTTTTTCGCACTCACTTCATCTAAAACAGACAAACGAGTCTTAACTTTAGGATCATCCCAGTTAATTTCAAAAGGCTCATTTGATTCAATGAAGTTCATTGAAATACCTTCTGGTACAATGGAGCGAAGCGTTGCACGATACCCCATTTCAAATTCAGGTGGTAATTCATCAATAACATAATAAGCCGTTACGTTTTGAGTTCCACTATAAGTAAAGTTAGAATCCATATACAAGCGCCTACTTGAAGCTAACGCTCTTTCTGGGTTGTAACGTGAGCGGTACTCATCGTAGACCGCGTCCCACATCTTAATCAAGTCCACATATTTGTCAAGGAAACCTTTACGCTTTTCTTGGTTTTCTTGTGTTTTCTGATTTTCTAACGAACTCTTAGAAAGGCTCGTTACTTTGTTTTCTCTCTTCTTAAACACTAATACTTCTACCTTTCTAAGTTTAATAACTCAAATTACACAACTCAGTTAAGCGTTTCATAATCGACTCAAAGGCACTTCTTTGTTGCAATTTACGAGACTCTTTATCTGTTGCGTAGCTTTCAATCATCGCAAGGATACCGAGTTGAGATTGTTCTCCATTATCATTCACAATCGTTTCTTCTGAGTTCAACCCCAAATCTCTCATTAATCTTCGACTAGAAACACTGTAAACCGTTGTAATTCCTCGACCAGAGACCGCTGCAGTGCGCTTATAGGTTCTATCCAAAATCACATATAAGTCAATTCCGGGACTCATTAAGGCACTCATAACACTTGTAGTTGGAGTTGTTGTGTACATCTCAGACAACAAGTACAATTTAGAAGCTTCACGTGTGATATTACTAGAGTCTACCTTGCGTAAAGACTTGTAACGAGCATCTACATAATCAGTAGCTTGGTCTATTACAATCAATTTTGCTTGTATCTCTGGCACTTTCGCTAACCAATCAATATAAGCTGACAAGAATGAGGTCAGATACCGAGTGGGGGCTTGCTCCCTAATCAACAAGACCTTAGAGTTTCCTGTGTAACTATACTGAGTATAAGTGTTAATCGAACCAAACCCACCAAAGGAAGAGGTCTTCAAATTGTTGATTTCATCTTCTTGTTTTGACAACTGTTCATCTGCAATCTTCAATCTACTTGAAGCAGTCAATAGAAAGGCTTGTAGTTCTTCATTTAACTCTGCTGAGAACACAACTTCTTGTAAGACATCACTCAACTGTTCATAAGCCATAGAAATCTTACGCTCTACTAACTTAGACTCACCCTCTAACTTACCTCGAATGTATTCATCAACAATCGTAAAACTATCCGCTAACTGAGTTAATTCATCTGTTTGATTGTCCATCTCTCGACTTGACATAAACTCTAGCAAATCAGAAAAACTCTCAGTATTATCTAACAAGGAACTATCTTGAATGACATAAGCTCCTACTGTTTTCATAGTTTCTAATACAATGCGAGAAGGAGTTTCAGTTATGTAAGCAATCTTGGTTAAAGAGTTGTCTCTCATAGCATTTAAAATAAATACTAAGAAGTCAAAGTCTTTATCTGTATACGACTCAATAATCAAAGTCGTTTTCATAGTAATACGTTCTATCTGTTTAATGCTAGAAACAGTTGTACAACTAGGATACCGAACGTTTTTTGTTGTTAAAATGTAGTCCATGTTTTATCAAACCACCTACCTAGACTGAGCTAACTGTAAGACTGCATAGATTTCATTATCTAACTTAGAAACCGCTGCTAACTCTTGTTTTGTGAGTTTCTTCTTGCCAAAGACCTTCCCACCATAACCAAAAGACTTCACCACAGAACCATTACTTGCTATCGGTTTAGGTGGTGTAAATGTAGGCTCTTGTGAGGATACCGCGGACTGCTCCGTTCCATACTTCACAACTGCCTTTACATTCTTCTTACTTGAATGTTCTAAGCGAATTGTGTCTAAGGAACTCTTACATAAGTTGTTTGCAATTAAATCCACATTTACTTGCTCATTTGTTTGTAGCAAGTAATCTGTATAAATCGGTTCACTAAAGAAACTGTAATAGGAGTCCACTACTTCCAAGTCTGCGGACTCAAAATAGCGACCAAAGAGTACAACCTCAGTTGTTCTAGCGTGATCCATTAAAAATGTACGTAGATTGCTAAACTCTTGTGGAGAATTTACATTTACACAGTTAATAATCAAACGCTCACACCGAAGAGCTTTACGACTTGCCATATTCAGAAAAGAACCGATAGAAGTGAAACCTTCCACCTCTTTTAAACCATGCGACTCTCTCACTGCATTTACTACTTGTTCACTCTTCTCTCCAAAAATTAAACCAATCATCTAAGGATACCCTCTACTTTCTTGTTCTAAAATAAGTCCAATTCTTCTGAACTTTCAACTTTCTTCGTTTTAGAGCCTTTTGAACTACCAAACAAATCTTCCGCACTTACATCAGCACCTTTATTCACAGATTTTTGAGAGTTATCCACAGGTGTTGACAATTCTTCCATAGAGACATCTGTTTCTAACACACTTGTTAAGCCACTTGCTTGTTTTGTTGAGCTACTTTCTGTTCCAAACAAGTCCAATACTTCTGCTTGGGTTTGTTTCGCTTTCTCTTTACCTTTTGTTTTCTTAGTTTTCTTAGGTTGAGTTTTCGCTTGTTCTGCAGATACCCTTGCTTGTGCTTGTTGTTTTCTATACTGCTCTTCTTGTTTCAAACGAGCTTCTGCTAGAGAAGTATTTACTTGTTTTCTACGGTTTTGGGCGTCTCCCAACCACAATAGACGAAGACTTGAACGCTCTGACTTCTGAACTGCTTGGTTCATGGCTTCTGTTACTGAAAACTCGGTTAAACCATATAAATCCTCTACCAAAGTTCCAATTTGTTCCTCATTCAACACTTGGATACGCTTGTAACTTGCAGTCATAAGAGCAGACATCAAAGCAGTTACTTTATCCCAAAAGACCATAGGGTCTCCTGAACCGCGGAGTAAGAAATACTCATAAGTCAACTGAGAACTACTAGAGTTGTCTTCCCAATGATGGTACATAGAAGATAGAACCTTTTGCATGGTTGGAGAAGACACCTCATTTAAGTGATTGTACAAGTCATCAAAACGCTCATCATAAGAGTTCGCTGCTTGCAAGTCAATCAACTCTGGTACTACATTTAAAGCAGCGCATTGATTGTAAAAATTCGCCAACCCTTGACCGTGTTGAAAGGCTTTCTCTTGAACCTTACCTACTTGTGTCTTACGCACACAACGAATGAAAATACCAATGCTACCATCTAACATATAGCAGACATAAGGTAAAGTTTCATCAATATCGTAGATACCGAAGAAATGAGAGAACAAGGAAGTGTCTGTCTTAGACTTCAACTCTTCCCTTAGTTTGAACTCCTTTTTAACCTTTCGCTCATTAAATACAAACAAGGAAATTAAACGAAATGGTAGTGGGAACAACAATATCCACAAGAGAAGACTCACAAACCAATTCTTTACAATTACAGAAAGGACAATACACAATACAATATAAAATCCAAAAAACAAGGCACTTTTACCTAGTCTTAAAATTCCACCACTAGCAACACCATAAGCACCCTCTGCCTCTGCAAAGTTCACTAAGTTTGTTACTGTTAATTTACCTAGTTGGGGCTTTACCAACCAGTAACCTTCTGAATAGTTTCGCTTTGACTCAGCCACTATCTTAGTCCTCCATGTTCAATCTTCCAATAGGTCACTTTACCTTCACTTACTGCTAACTCTACCGAAACCAAAGACTCTACGCGCGTACCAACTTTATTGGTTGCAGACACATCAAACAAAGCAAACCACTTGTCAGAACCACCTGCACTATATACTCTCGATAGTGTTTTTAAATTTACAAGTCTATCTACACTTGGTGCATAATCTTTTGACCAAGAAAGTAAGGAGTCTCCAACTTCTGGGGATACCCAAGGGAGAGCTTTGTAAGCTCTTTCTGCACTTGCACTATCCTCAACCGAAGCTAAGTAAGTCATATAAGTCTTAGCTAGAGAATAGTCAAAATTGTTATCTTTTGCTTTCCACTGACTTGTTGTTAAACTCAAGTGTTCTTTTGCAAAGGTTTCATCTGCATAATTTGAAACAACTTCTTTTGCTGATTTTGCAACTTCTGTATCTCTCTGTAATTTAGCACCCTCATTATGAGACTGAATAATATTATTTGCAATGAAACCAAAGAACCCTAAAGTTACCAATACTGCAAGACCTATTAGTACAGTTCTCTTTGCTTTACTCGATAATTTGTAATCAAATAGGTGCAAGAACCATAAGACAACTTTCGCTTTAATCTTCTTCACTAGAACCACCTACTTTTACAAAATTACCTAACGTGTAATCAACAACAGAACCCGTGGAATCGTAAACCACTGTTGCTTGTCGATACCCCTCGACACCTCTTTTATAAACAGAGACTCTTTGTACCAGTTGGTTTGCTACAGAGTCGTAACTATACTGAATGATTACTTTCTCTATAACACCTAGTAAGTTAGGGTAATGTTTTACCAAATCTGTCATATTGGTGTAAGAACCTTTATTCTCCAAAGTACCAAACTTCAAACTACTTGTGTTTTGTCCTTGAAAACCTTTACGACCTGTATAAGTTGCAACCCAATTTATAATGTAATTTTCGAAAGGCTTCACTTGATTTTCTAACTCAATTTGCTCAGACCAAGCATTTTCATACTGAAGTTGACCTCTTGTTTTTTCCTCGGAGACTAAAGGAGTCAGTCGGCTTAAATCAAAGGTTTGACCGTCTCCCGAATTTTGAAGAAAAAAGGTGGATACCGCTAGGCTAAGTAAAGTAGTTCCAAGTAGAACACCACCGTAAATACTAGCTTTCTTCCACTTCCCCATAAGGCACTACCTCCGAGTCTTTCGTAGAACTGTAACCGTCTGGCATAATTTTGAATTTCAAGTTATTCTCACAACGAACTAACAATACCCCCAGAGCCGTAACTAAAGAGACTGTTCCACCATAAATTACACCTTTGTGTTTAACACCTACTTTGCTACCTACCACAAGCTTTGAAATCCAACCTTTACGAGAATCTTTAAACATGTTCCGTTTCCTATCACTTAAATTTACTTAATGGTTTTATTTTACATTATTTCTGAGAAAAACGCAAGAAAGCATTTGCTAAAAACAAGAAAACCAAGTAAACATTCTTATTTACTTGGCAATTTCTTATAAGGCTCTCATTTGCTCTCTATTCGATTTTAACTTTCAAACAGAGAAACTTACCTCTTAATGTTTAAAATCGAAACTGGGGCAATCT